GGTTCACCGTTTTCCCTACTTCCCCCGCCCGCTGGAAGTAGCTGCCGACGTCGTTCTGATGCACTTCCCCGCCACTCCCAACGTCCAGCACCGTCTCGAACTGGTGATACTTCATCAACCAGTCGAATGCAAAGCCCCCGCGAACCGGGTTACTCATGCGGCGACCAATGCCTGTTGCAAGATTATTTCCGCGTTCTGGCGCTCCGATAGCTCGGTGAGCGTCCATTGGGTATATGCCAAGCGACTACCGAATTCCACGCGCTTGGCTTCTGGCAACAGCATCGGATCATCCACCATGGACAGATCCGTCTCCGCATACTCGGCATAGAACGCCTCGGGGTCACAGACCACCGGGACGCCGTGGAGGATCGCATCGGTTCCCGAACCTCCCCATCGGGTGATCACCACCGCTGCTTGACGCAACGCTTCCTGCATCGGTTCGTCGCGGGCATTGCTGACTTCATCACCCGGCAACGATCCCCTACTCACTGTGAACGGATGTGGGCGATACCGTATCGTCCGATCCGTGACGTTTTTCAACTTACCGTACACCTCCCACCCCCACTGCGCGTGCAAAGACGCGCTCTGGTTCTGGGGCAACCCCAGTGGAAGGTCTTGGCAAATCAGCACCTGATCACCAAGTGGGCGAATCGAGTCGAACCCCAAAAGGTCGAACCGATCCCTCGGCAGGGGTGCAAGGGGGATGGCGTACAGTCTGTTCACGCCCAGACGGTGATACTCTTTTCGCCGAACGTGCCCGAGGTCGTACACCAGAGTCGGAGTGCCACGATCGTGGTATGTACGCTGGCAGAGGCGTGGTGCCTCTGTCAGCGAAGTGCCGATACCCGTCACGACCACCAAATCAAAGTCCTCGACCTGATCTGGCTTAAACACCTCAACCCGTCGGAAGGTCACCTGATGCCCGGCTGCACTCACACCCTGCGCGAGTGCAGCCATCGCATCGTCAGTGGACCTGCCATACAGACCCACATGCACCGTGGACTCCGCTTACGCGGCGTCTACCGTGAGCCGGACGCCCGGCAGATCCTTCGCGTCGGTCGCGATCTTGTCCCAGTTGGTCGTGGTGGCGATCGCGGTATCGAGCGGGTTGGCCCCGCCGTTGCCGATATCCCACTGCATACCCTTCATGTTCAGGTTGAAAGCGTACTCCCCCTGAATTCTGAAGGACAGCTGCTCCAGACCCGTCACGACCTCAGACACCAGATCCTGATCCTCGGACTCAGTACACACCACCGCGCCGCTTACCAGACCGAGTACGGCGTAGGCGTCGTCGCCTGTGGTGGTGGCGCCAACCTCGAACAGCGAGGCGGCATCAGTGACGATGGTCGGACGACCGAGCGAGAAGGCGGTGCCTTCCTTGATCTGCACGTCGGCCACGTTGGTGATCTTGTCGGTGATCGACTGACCAGCCAACTGATACCACGAAGAGGAGTGCATTACCCACGCCACGACACGGTTGCCCGCATCGCCCATCTTCGACAGTGCGGTGTTCAGCAAGCCATGAGTGAGGGTACTGCCTGTGCCGTCGTGGTTCTGGGAGGCTTGACCTTCCAGCGCGGCTTCAACTGCCATGATGGAAGTGTTGACCATGTCCTGCGTCTTCCGCTCGCCGATCATCCCGCCGAGCTTGAAGGACATTTCCCGCTGATCCTTCCCGATCTTTCTCCACGCATCGAGCGTCTGAGTAGCCGGGCCGATCTTCCGGTGTACCTTGACGCCGATGAACTCAGCCTGAGTCATCGCGAGGTCGGTCGCTGCCGACACGGAGGTCAGATCACGCCGGGTGATCAGGTTCGCCACGTCCTGCAGGAAGGATTCCTTGTTGTAGTCGCCAATCAGCTTGTTAGCGACCAGCCGGACGGAGCCGGCCGACGCGGCGTTGAAAACTGCGAGGTTCTGGGCGATGGCCTCGGCCATCCCACCGTAGAATTCCTCGTTATAGATGACGAAGTCAGATCCTTTACCAATTGCCATGAGTCACGCTCCGGTGGTTACGGCCCCGATTCTGCGTGGACTTTTGTTTCCCACGCCTCGTTGCCATGTTCTCCAATGAAGGCGACCTTCTCGGACACGGACATGTCCGCTGCCTTCTTCGATTGTCCGGCCCCACCGGAACGCTTCTTGTCGCCAGCCCCGCTGCCGGACGACCCTGCTCCCTCGAACACTCCTTGGAAATCAGGGTCTTTCTTCAACTCCTGCACCAACTGAAGGATCGTGAACGGCGAGCCGTCCGCCACGTTGATCCGTGGATGTCCTTGTGCGTCGAGGACGTCTGCTCGATACGTGCCGTCGTCGTTCCGAACGACTTTGGTGTTGGCACGAATCTCCGGCATCAACAACCGCGCCGATCCCTTCTCCGATTGACACGCCATCACGCCAGCGTTCTCAACCAGAAGTCTTTCCACCTCTGAAACGGCTCCGGCTTTCGCCTCTCTCTCAGTGAGGACTTCCTTGTCCTTCTCCTCGATGGTCAGCAGCCGTACCCGCTCGACCTCAGACTTCGACACCATGTCTTCGCCGTCAGGGTCTTTCTTTTTGCCCGCCAACTGCTCTCGCAGTTCGTCGCGCTCCGTCTCAAGCGCCTCGCGCTGCTCAGTGGTCATCCGACCCTTGAGTTCTTTCTCGATCTTCTTCTTTTCCTTGAGCAACGTGTCGCGACTATTCTTCAACCCCGCCGCGAATGCCTGCTCCGCCGATGTTGGCTCCACGTCCAACCGAAAGACTCCGTTCTCTTCGTCTTCGACATACAAATCTCGGTGCGCCTCTGCTACGTCGTCCAACGACTCTACTATGGCGGTCAGTTGCGGCATGGTGGGTAGTCTCCCAGAGACGGTTGGCATGAATGTTGCTGGATAGGCCCAAGTTAGGAAACTCAGCCCCGATCCGCAAGCAGGATGGGGATTATGGTCGAGCGACAACCCCAATGCTGGGGCGGCAGTACCTGCGCCGGATCATCGTAACGCCACGTCAAAGTGTGTAAGCCCAGACAGATATCGGTGGTGCGCTCATCCAGCACGGCCCAGTACTGGTAGGCCTCTGTCAGCTTCGGATTCTTGAGGTAAGTCAGAGCAGCGGCCTTGTTCGCCACCTGAGTAACCGATGTGCGGACCAGCGATTCCGCCGCTTGCTGGCCGATGGAGATCACCCCACGCACCATGTTGCCTTTCGGGCCTCGCACCCCTCTGATGCGGGTCACCAGAGCATCGACCCCTTCCCCTTGGATCATTCCCTGCTGGATCTGAGCCTGATACGCCAACTGGGCGCCCGCGTTGTGCCGGCCCCACCACTTACCCAGCGGCGCCCCCTGCACCAGATCGGACGACACAATGGCTCGCAATTGGTTGTCGCTGGGGATACGGACCCGTGCGATCTGGACTTCCACCATGGCGGCGATCGCCGCTCGCACTTCACGGGCCTCTCCCATGGACAGGGAGCGGAGGCTTCTATTGGTAACGGCCCGGAGATCGCTGTACATGTTGGCGATCATGGTTTGACCGCGCCGCACCACGGAATTAACGCGCTGCTGTCGCCGGCCGGGAGAGATGTCGGCTATGGGGTTGTCGCGTATCAGTTCAGCCAAGTCTTTCTGGGTCTTCGCCATTCGACGTCGGACCCTGACCTTGGTGGCTTCCTCGATCTTCCTGCGCTGTGCTACGCGGCGCAGGGTACGCTTGATGGGATCGGCGGGCATCACTCACCCAGCGGATCGTCGTCGTCGCCCTCATCTGGCATCGGCAGCGTCGTGGCCTCCAGTCGCGCCAACTCCTTGGTCGGATCGAACCCATTGGGCATGGAGTTGCCCTGTACCATGACATTCCAGAACGTCTCACGGCTGATATTGCCGGACGCCACCAAGTTGTTGTAGGCGTTGATGTCCTCGGGGCTCATGGTCAGCCGCTCGAATTCCTGATTGATCGTGATCGAGCCCGCTGTGTCGTTGCCCAGATACCGTTCATGGAAGACTAAAGCCAACTCGAGGCCGTCCTGTAGCGATCGAGCGGACGCGGCGAGGCTGGAATCCTGCTCACTCTTGTCGATCTTCTTGGCCTCCGCCGTTTCTGCCGATCGCGTCTCCCGCTGCAGCATAGCGAGGCCCTGAATCGCCATGCGCTGCTCGAGATCTTTCTGCTCGTCACGGGTTTGGCCCAGCGCCGCGCCCGTGTGCTCTAAGTAGAACACATCGCCATCGACGTCGATGTCGATCCCGATGTTTGGCCCCATCTCCTGCTCGCCCTCGGTGGTGTCGCGACCCTTGAAGATCGGGATGGGCACGCTGGCGATGTGAAGGGAGTGGCGGTGGTCTGACTGGACGTTCCAGTGAGCGATGTTGGTGTAAGACAGATCGAGCAACGACGGGGCGCTGACCAGTTCATCGATCTTCCGACCCGTGTAGATGACGGCCAGCGGGATCGACGTTTGGTTGGTCAGAACACCTGAGTCGGTGATCGTCAGATTGCTCTTGGCGTCGGGGGCCCAGCGATCCCAAGTGATCTCGTCGTCAACCTTCTTGTACACCCGGTAGGTGGTGATGTTCTCTTCTCCGAACTCCCCGTCCGGCACCATTTCGACAAACCGAATGGTCACCTGAGTCAATACCTTCTGGCCGTTGATGACCTCGACGCGCCAGTTGATGATGTCCAGTGGGGAGATGTGGAGCCAGTATGGCCGGACCCCCGTCTCGCGTTCCTCGGCTATCGAGAGCGGAGCGCCGTTGGTGTTGGTCGGCACCTCGGGGTAGTCCACCAGAATACAGGAGTGCCCTAGTCTCCAGCCCTCCTCGAATACCTGACGAGAGAACACGTCGCCGTGGGTGCCGGCGTTGTCGATGTTTTCCCAGTGAAGCTTGAAGCCCTCCGAGACGTCCTCTTCCATCACGGGATTCCGGCGGAAGACCATCCCGACCAAACCCTTGATAGTGCGGTTGAGCCCATTGAAGAACTCGCTGGCCGCTATCCGGCGATCGTACTCATCATCTGTTTCGGAGGGGTTCTTCGGTAGGTAAGTGGTGCTGCGCTTACGCATCCACCTTGTTCCACGGGAAACATCGTCCAATACGATCCAGTCCGGCGTCTGGTCGATGTATGCTTGACTCTCGTAGTCTGGGGTGTCGTTTCCTGCCATCGTGCCGTCTCCCCGGCCTCTCGGTCGCCCCGCGACGTCACGCCTTTATTAAAGGTTCCATCTGGAGGTCTTCCACTTTTTGGCGCCGAACATCAGTTCTGTGACTGCCCACACCATGGCGTCCGCCCGGTCAGGCGATCCACCTCCCAGATACTCGTCGGCGGTCAAGGCCAGCATCTGGTCTTCCAGTTTAGCGAAATTCCCTACGTGATGCACCCGGTTCTGCTCATACAAAGCAGCCACGGGCTCCGCCCGCCGCCCCTTGTGTTTGGCGGCTGACACACCCCGATAGCTGACATTTTCATCAATTGTCCGTATGACCGATTCTACAAGGTCGCCGCCTTGGTTCTTTTCCGCAACAATCCGGCTGGCCTTGAAGTCGTAGAACGCTCCCACCACCCGCCGGGCCCACTGATCCGGCGAACCCACCAGCGACAGATCCTTCATGATGTAGGCGTGGTTATCTGAACCCAGCGCGGCCACGATGATCCCGCTCTCGTTGCTGTTGTCCTGCGAGGAAATGGCGGGGTCCACGCCGATCACCAGCCGGACGATAGCCACGGTCATCTTCGCCACTCGATTACGCTCGATCATCTCCAGCGCCCACAGGGCACCCGGGAAGTCAGTCAGCACCTCGGCGTACAGTTCCTGCCGGCCGAGTCTGGTGCCCTCGTACTTCTGGATCACTCGCTCGATGAACTTCGGTGGCAGGTTGGCGATGTTGTCGTAACTCGAGCCGCGAGTGACGTAAACGCCGGGGTCTTTCAGTAGCTCTTTGATGATGGGGATCGGACGGGGGGTGGTGGACACGATGACGCGGGGCTTGCTCCCGAGGCGGAGTCCGAACTCAAGATTGTCCCACGTCTCTTGAGGGTAGTCGTACTTCGCCAACTCATCGACCCAAGCGTAGTGATGTTGGGGTCCACGTAGCTGGTCGGGTTCCTTCCCGCTGTACGTGGTACCTACACTCCCATTCGGCCAGACCAGTCGGCGGTTGCCCGGCTGGTACAGTGGCATGTTCCACGGCGGTGCTGTCGCGAGGATACCGGACTCACCCTCGACCAGCACATCGCGAGCGTCGGGACCAGTCTCACCGACCAGCGCGACACGCACCGGGGGATCGTCGGCCTCACCTACCCACTCGCGTACCGTCTCGGCACCAGTGCGCGTCTTGCCTTCGCCTCGACCCGCAAGGCGAAGCCAGATGACCCAGTCCTCCTCTGGGGTGCCCGGCTCACCCTCCGGCAACTTCTGATTTTCACGCGCCCAGAAACTCCAATCAAATAGAAGTTTCTCGACATCCGCTTCACTCATTGTGTCGAGCGTTGCGAGGATGTCTTCGCGAGATTTACTAGCAATTTCTTCAGCAGTTGATAAAGTCACACTTGACTTTCGTGGTACACTTATGTATTATTCATATACGGTTACTGACTCACATTTTGGAGGAAGCATGAAACTCACACCTCGCAAACGTCGGATGACTTTTCATTTTGCTACCCGCGAAGAAGCCGCCGAACTCGAAAAGAAACTCGAGCGCGACGGCATTCCGTTTGAGCGTCAACACGACGACGCCGATTTCCAACCCTTCAAAGTTCTCACTGGGAGATCTGTATGACTCCCTTTGAGCCCGCCTACTTCCCACCGTCGTGGATGGATAAGTATACCCTACCCGGCACCACAGTTGTAATGAACAATCGTTATCAAGTGTGTCTCCGCAAAGCCGCGATCGTGGATGGCAAGCCAATCACCAGTCTGTCAATCAAGCGCCGCGACAAGAAACCAATCCGGTCGTGGCGCGATTTGTTGTGGATCAAAAACCAACTCTGCGGAGAGGAATGCGAGGCCGTCGAAATCTTCCCTCCCATGAGCAAGTTGCTGGACACCAGCAATCAGTACTGGTTGTGGGTGTTCCCTGAGGGTGTCTCACTCGGGTTGGGTCTAGGTAACGATACGGCGGTTGTTTGCGACGGCGACGGCAGTACTGCGCCGGGACGCAACCGCCAACAGCCACTGCCCGAGTGGTATCCGCCGCCGGTCGTACTGCCGGAAGAAGCCTAAGTCTGGTGTGTGATCCGCCACTCTGGGATCGTCTGGCCCACAGCATCTCGAACGATCCCGCAGTGGCGGCACTTCGTTCCTCGATGGTAGCTCGTTCGTCCGCTACCCTCCGCCCGAAAATGGCAGCCGTCCCATTGGTGCCAACCGAACCATCGATGCAGTAGCTTTCTCATCGTTTCTCTCCATCTAGTGGAACACCATTCAACCAATCCTTGGCGATACTCGCGTACAAACCAGAACCCTCAAATAGTTCATCCAGCAGTTTAGCGAATTTCATCACCGCCTTGGCTCGCATCTCCTGCGCCTTCCGTGGACCCACGTACCCTCGACTCAAGGCGTAGGTCGCCCACCCGTCCGGCTTCTTCGCTTCTTGGTGCCCATCTTTCCTGCCCTGCTCGTAGGCCAACACCGTCTCACGTTCTTGATCGTTCATAAGTGCGCCCGGCTGGATTCGAACCAGCAACCTCCGCATTTTGAGTGCGGTCACGTATACCAATTCCGCCACGGACGCGATGGCAGCGTCAGGACTCGAACCTGAGGTGTTCACCGCTCGGGTAGCTGATCTACAGTCAGCCGCGTTCGCCGCTCCGCCACACTGCCATGCTCCAGCAGGGATTCGAACCCTGAGTCTCCAGATCCTAAATCTGGCGCGTTTGCCAATTTCGCCACCGGAGCGTGGGTGCCTGACGGGATTCGAACCCGCATGACCGCCATCTATCGACATTCATTCGTCTGGGGCGGGATCGTTACCAATTACGACCACAGACACCGCTTACATAGCAGGGCCGGGAATCGAACCCGGCTTGATGGGTTATGGGCCCACCGTGCCACCGCTGGCCCTGCGATGACCACCCCACCTGAAACCCCATGGGTTTTTCGACAGTGGGGTGGAACCTTTACTTGATGCGCTTCACTCGGACCTCGCGCCAGTGCGCCTCCGCAGCGGCACGGGTCATTCCACAACACCGCATCAGATTCCTAACCTTGCGCTTTTCCAGTCGATGACTCGACCAGTACCGCGCACGAACACCGTTTCGGGCACCACGACCGTGCTTCCGGTTCTTCTTGCTACCCTTTGCCTTCTCGCCTGCCATGACTGACTCCTAGTTGGGGTCACTTTGTCATGGCACACCATCCTTTCCTTTGGGTTCCGGCCATCCGAATCGCTCTTTCCAGAGATCGAATGGCTCGTATCCGCGCCGGGCACACACCCACCGCGTCACTGCATGCCACCCCGTTCCCTCTGGGGCACCGAAGTAGACGGCATGTACTTCATCTACCTCTGCTTCTGTGATCTCTTCGCCGTCCGCGCAGGCCCAGCCGAACGTGTCGTTCATGTTGACCCAGAAACCGTCGAGATCGTCGTCGTCAAAGACGATTCCTTTAGCCCGCAACTCTTCCAGTTTACTCATACAGCCAGAGTGGGATTCGAACCCACGTTCCCCTGCCCGAGTCGAACGGGCAATCAGCCGTCGCTGACCCTACCGTGGTCTGGCCTTCATAGGGACGGTGGGATTCGAACCCACGGCCCCCTGCTCCCAAAGCAGGTGCGCTGACCTGTCTGCGCTACGTCCCTGTGGGGCACGGCCCCCACCGCCAGACCGTACCCAGTTCGCGTGGCCCACTTACCATCCAATTCCACGCTAGGCTCCCACAACCCCTCGCGCCGATTATTGCCCACTACTCAGGCTTCACAGCGTGGCCGTGGTGCGAACGCCGTCCTAGTGCGTCTCGTCGTACTCGACCGCTTGCCGGGCCGCTTCGATCACCATCGGGCCGAAGTTCTGGTTGTTCACCAACGGCACTGAGTTCGTGGTCACCTCGCCGTCCGTATTGGTGATCGTCTGCGAACCGTAAGTCACCGGATCACAGGTGATCGTCATGTCGCCGTACCACGGATAGATCGGGACCGGGTGGATCGGGTACTGGTACGGATAGTTGTTGTACGGTAGCGGATGGCTGTGGTGGTGGTAGTGGTGATGCACCACGACCGCGCCCTCCTCCGCGAAACAGTTGCACGTCCCCGGCTGCTCGTAGTCGCTGTCGCACTTCCTACAGTGATTCATTGTGTCTCCCACGTTAACCGACATTCGTCAAACTCTGGTGGGTGCCCCTCGGCGCCCAGTAACTCATGCAGCATCTCGTGCCGCACCACCACCTCATGGTTCCGGTACAACCCGGCGATCACTATGCCGACGTTCTGTATCCAGTGACCCACCCACTCCGCGCCGTCCAACTCAAAAGTCTGGCCCGGTATGATGTACCAGTCTATCGCTTCGAAGTCCCCCGTCAATCCCGAACACTCTTCCGTCCGCTCCCACCACGCCGCGTACCACGCCGGAGCCTCCATCGCGACCGCGCCTTCGGGTAGTGGCTGTGACGGGCCGCAGCCCAGTAGAGCCAGTAGGAGCCATACCCTCACTTCGCCAGCAATTCCGTCCGGCGGCAAGCGTCGTACACGACGTCGTACAGTTCGTGCGCCGCCTCGTCGGTGCGCTCACCCCACGTCCCTATCAGCTTCATGTCGGTCCAGTCGATACCTCTCGCCGCGTGGGCGGTCGGCACGTACCGCCACCTATTGCCCTGCATGTCGAGGAACTCCAAACGGAGCGAGTCGAACGTGCCCGTCTCTCTCTCGGCTTTATTCCTAAACCAACTCGCCGCCTGAAGAGTGTTCCCTGCCAGTACCGCCGTCATCTTTTTCATTCGGGCCAATCCGTTGATAGTGTCATGTCGCGAGCCACGCGGTGCGCGTCTTCCTTCGGCGTTGTCGGCGTCATTCTCGTCCAGCCCGGCCAGTCCAACTGATACGTGAAGTCGGTACAGGTACACATCGTACATTCCAACTGGCACCCGCACTCACCCAATTCATGCTGGGCGTGGGTGTGCCCGCAGTACGCGCACTTCTCGTTCGGGTCTTGCGGTGGGCCGATCACGACGCCACCCGGTATTCCACGCCCGGCACCATCTTACCTCGGGGCAGCGTCATGCCGCTCGGCACCTCCACTGTGTCGCCCGGCTGCACCCAGTACGCTGCCATCTCGACATGCCCGGTTGAAGTACACCGGAACGTCCGCGCCGTTCCCTCCGCGTACAGTTTACCCAGCGGCGACATCTCTATGGGCGGGAATCCGTCGCAATCGCCGTCGTGCCCTAGGCTCAACGCACAGCCTGCCCGCATCCCTCGCCATTTCCGTCCGCAAGTGATCATTCCCAGTCCTTTGGCTCTGAGTCCGCCGCCATCTTCGCGTTGCTGGCGCGGATCTCGGGGGTGCTCCACCACACTACGACGGACGATCCCATCCTGAACCCCACGTCGCTGCCATCAAGGTCGGTCATCCAAACCATCTGATCTGGATCTGGGTTGACGTGACTCCACACTCGCTGCAACTCGCGAGGCATCTGGTCGTTGGCCACCGCGAACTGCGTCCCATCGATCATCACGATCCAGAATTCGTCCATGTTTTACTCCGTCTGAGGCCAGTCCGCAAAAGATACAGTGAAAGTCCCACTCGTACTCGGGTGGCGCCGGGCGCGTCGAATGCCAGCCGCCGCAGTGTGGGCAGAGCGCCGGGGGCTTCCTGTCACTCATCGACTATCTCCGCATCCTCGATCGTCACATCGTCCTCTCGCGGGGGCATCAGTGCCTCGCCCGCCGTCCGGCGCTCCGCTATCGCCGTCAGCCGCTCGACCAATGTATCCTTGGCGCTGACCTCGACCTGTATCGGGTTGTCCGGGTCACCCTTGACCGTCGTCTCGAGTCGCTGTTGCCGGGCGAACCGGCCGGCGTGGACCCGCTCGAGCCACCACGCCGCCGCCCGCCAGTCCTCGATCGCCGACGTCGTGACCTTGTTGACCATGTCCGTCTCGGCCATCGCCCGTGCTGTCTCCACACCCACGGCGAAGTCCATGTAGATGACCTCGCTCTCCACCAGTGGTTGGCGGTTTATCTCGTAGTTCTCGAGACGCGCGTACACTTCGCGGCCCAACTTCATCCAGTGGTGGAATCCGCCTTCGCTGATCCCACACGCCCGCGCGGCGGTGGCGACGAAGTTCCCCTCCAGTACCTTGGCGACGACCTCTTCCAGTTTCTCTTCCGTCAGCTTGCGCGGCCGGCCGGCGCCCGTGCGGATCTCCATCGCCTTGCCGATGTCCTTGTCAGGCGATCCGTCCATACCCCGCCTCCTCGAGTTCCCACTGGTAGATCTCCCACGCCATGTTCATCTGGCCCGCATCGAACGGGCGCCCACGCTGGGTACAGCCCCACGCTGTCAGGCGGTCGTAGCGCACATAGGCGGTGCGGAGAGTCCTGTCTGTGGCGGCGGTCATCCGGTCTTCCTCTCACGGATAGGGCTGGCGCGACAGACCATGCTGTACCCACCGTGTATCCAGAAGCCGCGCTTATGCCGCTCCGGCACGTCGCCATCGGCGCAGAACACGCACATCGCCTCGCAGTCGAGCCGTCGTTCGCGTTCCAGCGCCTTGCGAGCAACCGACAGCGGAACGTGGGCCTCCTCACCGAGCGGGATGATCACCGCGGACTCTCTCAGTGATCGGTCAAGCCCGTCACAATGCTCCCGGTGCATAGCCAACACTTTGTCGTTGGCATATTTCAGATGGCAGTCGGGGCATTCGACCCTTGGCGGACGTGGTTTATCGGTCATCGGATTTCTCCGCGTCCCACCTTCCCATCGACGCCACTCTATCCAGAACATGAAGAACACCATGAGCAACAACGGGAGCCCGATAGCCATCAACCCAAGAAACACCTTCGCGTTCTGACTCATCGGATGTCCACTCCCATTTCGATAAGTTTCGCTAGTAGCCCCAGCATTCGCGTTTCCAGTGTCTCCACTCGCTCCTCCAACATTTTGTATTCCGCTTCCCGCAGTCGCAGTATCCCTGTCTCAACCGGGTCCGGCGTCGAGTCGTCCAGCACCCGCAGGACCGAACTGAAGTCCACGCCACATGACACACAGTGCGCCACCGCCTTCTTCGCCTCTTTGCCACACGCCGGGCAGAAATTCAACCCGAAAAGCTCATCGTGGATTGTTGTCATTGGTTCTGCCCCATCTTCCTCGGGGGAGTGACCCACTCCGGCCCCGCGTTGTGCGGCGGGAGCCACGTTGTCAGTCTGAGCGCCAGCGACCTGACCGCCCACTCGAAATCTGAGTGACTCAGGATCGCTTGCCTCATCGGCTTCGTCACGGTGACGGCTCCCAGCGGCATCGATGTGAAGTCCGGCATCATCGTGTCACCCTGTCCTGTGGCAGGTGGGCGTCGGAGATGCAGGAGATCACTCCCTCGCACACCGTTCCATCCGGCAGCGTCACGTATGCTACGTCTCCTCTGCTCCACATCGGCTTTCCTCCTGTTCAGCAGCAACAACGCCATCTCGGGGCCGAGCAAATCAGGCACTTCTGACTGTTCGCCTTCTGGTACTTCGCCCAACAGATCGGGCAGTACCGTCCTGCGAATCGACTCCCGGCCACATCCGTCTTCGTCATCACGATCCCACAGTCACAGCAAGGTAGCAACCCGTTATCCTCGTACTGCTTCACCAAAGACACGGCAGCGTCCCGGTGCTTCGTTCGAGGCAAGGACACCTTGCCACCTTCCACGTACAGCGTCCCGTGTTCGGGATACCATGTGCCGTGCATTCCGATTCTTACGAACTCCTCTGACATCATCCGTCTCCTATCTCCGGGCCGTACCGACTCGTGATCTCGTGTCTCTGAGTCGGCTTGACGATGGGCCCGGCTTGGCCGAGTTCGTTCGTAGTTCGATCTCAGCCAACTGCTTAGTCGTCATCATCGTCAAACTCCTCCGCTATCGCCCACAGGTTCATCAGTAACCGTTCGTCCCACGACATCACCGTCCGTGGCACACCCTTGAAGCAACTCCCATCCGCCCCCTCCCACGCTCGGGGCTGATCGGTCGCCAGTGCCACCTCCTCCGTCTTCTTCTCGTCCACACGCCACCGCCCTCGGGTCATATCCACGGCTGTTCCCCGTTCCCTAGCTGGTCGTACACGGTAACCCGGCACTCCAACCGAGCCCTCCAAGTGGGCCAGCACTACGTCCGGCGAGGGGATCTACTTCTGGCATCCATCCCGCCGAATCGCCTCCGTGTAAGGTATGCTATCTCAGCCCTTCCCTCACACCTCTTCGTTGCTGGCCGGGCGGTTTCCACGGGGTGCACATTCCTTGCCTCAACCCGGTTCGCAACTAGGCGCTGCCCTAAATGATCTAGGGGTGCAACTTTTTCGCTCTATATAAGGAAAGACAACTTACTCACTACCCTTATATACTATACATATCCAATAGAAGAAGAGAAGAGAGAGTCATCCCAGATACATAAGACTCATAAAAACTCAAATTTTTCGCAACCCCCAATCCAAGAATTCCACTATTTTTGCGCCCAGCTGGGCCCCCCGCTCCGCGCAAAAAAAATGCTGGGATTGGACTTTGTCCAATCTCGAGCCTGTGGCACGCCCCTTGCTGTAGCATGCAAGGGGCGTGCCAGACGGCGCCGGTCCTCGAGCGGCGCCGCGAAAAAGGTGGAGACGCACGGGCGGCGCCGGGTCCATTCCGGCGCCGCATCTCGCGCGACTAATCAAGGCCCATAGTACATAGCCAGTCGGTCGAGCCCGCGCCGCTCGACGCCTTGCTGGCCACACGGCGCCGGTAGTGGCGGCGCCGGTAGGATTGTGACCCGGCGCGCGGGTCGCGCGTTACGGGGGCGTATTGGGCGCCGGTCCTCCACCGGCGCCGTAGTGGTGGTGTGGGCCGCGCGCCGTTCTATGTGTCGCGCAGCGGGGTAAGGGATGCCGAGCCAGCGGCTATAGTAGGGAGTCATGGCGCCACCTTGCCGGCGCCGCTGCCATGTGCCTCTATCAGTACGGCCGCGCCGCTGGCGCCGTCGCAACGGAGGCAATCCCGGCAATCGATGGCCGGCGCTGGGCAGTAGAATTCCCCGGGCACTGTGTCGCGATCGCCTAAGGCGGAGACTCGAAAGGTTCCCCAGCCGCGCGCGGTTGCCTCTTCCTGATCGGCTATACTGTCACACGATGCCTGCAGGATGGAAGAGAAGCCGCGCGCCATCTTCGCGCGCCACTGATGTGTGTACCCAGTCCAGCCAGCGGAATGACTGACGAGAGATTGCCACATCTCGAGCGGCGCCGCTACCGGGTCACCGTAGGCGCCTAGCCTGATGCGATCAGTACGCCGGAAGAGAGAAGCCGGGTCAGTGCAATACTCGTAGCCGGCGCCGTTCTTGTAGCATTCCCAAATGCCGCGCGGCGCCTGTCCTACGTTCACATAACAACCACCACGCAGCGCCTTGCGAAAGGGACAGCCACCACAAATGGCGGAATCTTTCCCAGTCTCGAGCGCCTCGAGGGGCGGTATATCGGACCGTAGGATATACGCCTGTAGCATGTCGCCAGTTTTGCCGTTGCTCGATGGCTCGAGTATGCCGGATATGATGACGACAATGGGCGCGCCGTTAATCCGGCTGACGCCCTCGTATGCAATCACGCTGTTGTCGTTTGACATTAGAACGACTGCAGCGGTCGTGCGAATGGCTTGAACGGCTCGACCGTATGAAAGGTACCGGTCAGGCTAGAAACGGCGCGCCGGCTAATCCTGCCAGCGGGACGGACGGCGCGAGTCAGGCAACGGCCAGCAGGGCGCGCGGCTCGCGCGATGCGCCGGTCATCAGCCAGCACGATGACAGTCCGAAGCATGTGGAAGAAAGCAGCAGCAGCGAGAGTCAGGGCGATTGAAAACATGAGTCAAGTAACCTTTCCGGCGCGCATCATGGCGCGCCGTTTTCTTGAGTGAGTCAGTCGCGAATAGCTAAGGCGATAACGCAAGCGGCAAAACATACCAGTAGAACAATGAACAGCGCGAAGACAGGAACAGACACGGTAGGAACTCCCGGCGCGCCGTTGCCGGCGCGCCCATGGTGAAGATTATTCAAACGTGCGACCCAGTACGAGATCAGCGGCCTTCTGTGCGCGCGCCGCTGCTGTTACTACCAACTTGCTGTCGCCTTTCAACCGTTGCAGCCAGTTGGCTACGTAGGCGGCTGACTGATCGATGAAGCTATCAAGCGGCAAGCCGCCTTCTGCTGCTAGGAAACTGGCGCCCATCTCTGCAGTCAATTCTTCCTGCGAATATGATTCCGACCCGAACGGCTGTGCGCCGCTGTCGGCTGGGAACCTGTCAAGCCGGCTGCTGTGGCCGGTAGCGTGTACCATCTCATGGAAGAGCGTGCAATAGTACGCCGGCGCCGTTTCGAATGCGTCAAGGTTCGGCATTCCGATAGCGTCAGCCGATGGCGAGTAATACGCCTGACTCTTGCCATGTTCTACTTTGCAGCCGTCTTCCCAGCCGGCTGCTATTGCGGCTGCTGATTCGATGGCATCATGGGTCTGACCGGCTGCAGCATCTTCAGCCGCTTGCCATTCCGTCAGCCGCTTGTGGCTTATGCCGTCGCACTGGCTGACATTGAACACTGTGTAGTAGCGCATAATGGGGAAGGCCTGCTTTCCCTTTGCGGCTGCTGCGGCCTTTTTCTTTTCATCGGGCCACAGCCAGAAGACAACGGGCGAACCTTTCTCGCCTTTCCGAACCTGACCGCCTAACGTCTTCGCTTGCTTGTAGGAAACGAAGTAAGGCGAGGAGTAGCCAAGCATTCCCAGCAGGAAGACGTTTATCCCTCGGTACGCCTTGCCGCTTTTCAAGTTGGCCGGCGCCGCTGTGCCGGCGCGCCATGGCTTGTGCCATGGTAGCGTGCCGTCAGTCTCGATTGCTGCAATAATTCTGTCGGTGATGATCTCGTAAACAGTAGCCATGATAGGCGCCCTCGAGTGTAGTGAGTTTAGAAGTCCCAGCCGTTTGGGATAGTGCCGTTGCGCATCAGGGAGCCGATAAGAGAAAGCATTGCTTGCGAGCCAGTGCCGCGCGTTTCCCAATCCATTGTTTCTATGGTACCGCGCGGTCCAACCGTCAGCGCGTAGCATGGGTGGTCCCGTTCTGCCGGCATCAGCGTGAAGTCGTTTCGCTGGCCGAAGTAATCGAGCGGCGCGCCGGTACCGTCAGGGTAGCAATACTCGGGAGCGCCGTTGCTGTCGTAGTCAGTCATAGGTCAGTAGCCTTTCGCCTTAGCGGCTAACGCTAGGGCACAGCCGGCAAGCGGCGCCGGCATATAATGAACGAAGGATGAAACATTGCCTCGAGTGAGGCGGAGAGTCGGGGGGCGTTTCAAGCGGCGCGGCTGTCGGTGTTTCACCACCATGGGACCGGGCCTATTCTGTGAGGGAATAAGTTAACTATCCATGGCTGATAACGCAATACCTGAGTTTCAAGGCCTAGGTATAGGCTATTTCGGGTTATGGGTCACAAATATACTATGTCCCGAAAATACGGCCTTGTAAGTCATTGCCCTGTAACGACTTGTCCGAACGGCAGGAGGTTGGTGTACTAGTATGGGTAGGACATAAACATCCGTTAGACGGCAACCTCGGGCGTTCTAGGGGTATACCAGCCGCAAAGCCATTGCCTAGGCGGTTTCCGGCTGGCGCCTGCTGGCGCCGGCTGGCGCCTGCTGTATATAATGAACGCGCGAAGCAAGAGGCGTGCCAACTATGCATATCTTAACTATGGCATAGAACTTGCTCTGGCTATTGCAAGGTATGTGCCATAGATGTGGCACGAATCTTGTGCAGGGAAAGTGCCGCGCCGGCACCACATGTAGCGTCGAAACCACAGGGCTATGTGGCGGAGACGCAACGTAGCGCCGACGCAACATCGGTGTGGCGTCGATCCCACGGCGAAATGCGAAAGTGTGGCTCGAGCGCCACGGCAGAATGCGACAATGTTGCATCGACGCCATATGTGGTGCTCACGCAACAACTTCGCAAAATACCGTGGCGGCGGCGCGACACCCTCGCGTTTTGCCGTGGCGTCGGCGCAACATAAAAGTGTGGTGGGAACGCCACAGGACTTTGACTCGGGTTTAACTCGGATGGGTTTAACTCGCCTTTAACTCGAGGTCGCCTTTAACTCGACACGAACAACGCCGGCAACCATCGAGTCGCGCGATCGCGCGATCGTTCGTTACACGCGATCCTCAGAGCATCGTCAGCGTCTGCACCGCCTGACTCCGCTCCTGTATCCGGCGGGCCACCTCAGTGGCGAGGCGTCCGCCGCCCAGCCCGCCGACCTGCTCAGTCAGCACCTCACTGACAATCATGCTCGCCTGCAGTAGGCCCTCACTCTCGCCGACCTGCATCCCCAGATTGAAGCACTTGCGTTTCAGTGCCTCGAACTCCGCCTCGGTCATTTCTCGATCAGCCATCAGACTTCCTCGATTCCTCGATCCGCTTGCCCAGTGGCAGCAGGATGTCCCTGCCACAGGTCGGGCAGTAGACGGACGTGATGTTGTCGTATATCCACCGCTCGATGGCGTAGCTCGTCGCGCAGTCGGGACAGGTGATCGCCACTTGATCCGCTGCCATCAAGCCTCCCACGTTTCGATCGCGTCCGGCCACCGCCGGGCGATCTCTTCACTCGTCACACAGAAGCACTGGCCGCACCACTGCGGGCCCGTGTGGTGATTCTCGCCCCACCACTCTACCGTGATGCTCCACCACCGCACGCCGGCGCGCATCTGCTTGCCCCAGTACTCGAGGTACACTCGAGTCTTGTCGCGTGCCGGCTTGGTTTGCGTGGTCATCAGTCCCCCGGCGCCAGCTGGTCGGCCTCGACGTCGGCCCACTCGGGCTCGTCGGGCTCGACCTCGGCCGGCTCGGTGGTGACGCACTCGAGGTACAGCGACACCGGCGTGCCGTAGTTATGAATGATGAACGTCTGCCGGCCGATGCCGGTCTGGACGTCCACGTTGCGCCGTGGCTCCACGCGCCAGCTGTGGCCGATGATGTTACCCAGCCCCCGGCCGTACTTGATCGCGTCCTCATGACTGGGGAAACCTCGGGCCAGCGCCTTGTGGCGTGTCCATTCAGCGTATCTCATTGGTCAACCCCTCTCTCTCAGCGACCGGCACAGCGCGATGATGTCTTGATCGTTCGTGCTGTCCTCGGGGAAGTCGAGCGAACTCGAGCACATGAAGTAGTCCGGCCGGCGGAAGACGATGAATGCGTTGTACTCTTCGACCGTGGTGATCCGCGCCAGCACTTTGTTGGTGTCGATGTCGGACACTTCGATCGCGTCGTTGTTGACCGTCATGTAGTATCTCATTTTGTCCCCCTCGAGTGTTGAGTCAGTAACCATCTACGACTAACCTAATCAACTACACATATCCTGTCAAGCCTCCAATCCTGCTCGAGTCTGGCGCCCCAGCTGAGGCGCCTTGGGACCAGCGCCATGTTCCGCCACTGGCCCCGGGGGAGACGATCGGTGACTCAGGCCGACCGTCGTGTGCCTTACGCCTCATCCCTCCTCGGGAGGTAGTACTGCGTGTGCCGGATGTTGTCGCGCGGCACGATGGCGTAGCCGGCCTTATGGAGCGCCTTGACGATCTCGCCCGCTCTATCGTTGAGGTTCGTCGCCAGTGCCAGCGCCTCGACCTGTTGATCGCGCGACTCTTCGTACTCTCGCCGGACGCGCCGCCTGATCACCTGACGAGCGCGGGCGTTCTCTTCGGCCAGTGCGTAGTTACTACGCTTGCCGTAGTTGCGCCACGACACCACCTCGCCCCGCTTCATCAACCGCGCCAGCGCGTTCTTCCGTTCTCGAGCGTCTGACCTAGTCGCCATGCGACCGACAACGGCGCCCATGAACCGGGCCTGCTTGTTGAAGGCCGTCTCGCTCTGGTTGTCCCAGTCGGCCGGCGGGGTCAGTGCCTCGATGATGTCCATCTCCGCCTCGAGCCGTATCTGTTGTGCCATGCCCATTGTGTCCCCCTTGCTTCGTAGTAAGTCAGTAACCGTTGCTGGATACAAGGTAATCAATGGTTGATATCCTGTCAACCCCTCAGATATAGATCTCTCCCGGCGCCAGCGTCCGCATGATGTACTCCGCCGCTTGTCCGATGTTGCCCCACGTTGCCTCGAGGGCCGGGTTGCGGTACTGCTGGTCCGCCACGCCTTCCTCGAGATCTTCCGGCCGCACCACGTCCTCCCAGAAGTGGCTCGGCAGTTTGAATTCCCAAACGATGATGCTGTCGCTGATCCGATGCTGGAACACCGCCAGTGCCTGAGTGTAGCCGGGCCGGCGCCGCATGAAGGTCAGCCCCTTCTCCCTGCCGTTAGACCACGGCCGGATTAGGAACTCCGTGATCGCCAGACCCGGCTCGTCCCACTCCGTCATCGCTTCCTCGATGCGAGGGACGACCAAGTGCGCCACGGCCCACGCCTGATCGCTGAGGCCAAGTTGGAGTACGCTCATTAGAAGCCCCCCTCGTCCACGCTGGACACGTTGACCAGCACGTTCTCGAGGCCACGTCGTGTGTTCACCGCCGACCGCACCGTCTGATACACCACATCACTCAGGTTGAGTTCAGTGAGCGCGTCATCGGCCTCGTTGGCCTGCTCATCGGTGATCAGCCCAGAGGGAACCTCGAGCCGCACCACGATCTCCATCAGTACCATTCTTGCCCCCTTTACTTTGTTGTGAGTCAGTAACCATCTGCAACCAACCTAATCAATAGTGCATATCTTGTCAAGTGTTCTCTTCAGCCACCTTTGACGATGTAGTGACCGGGGTAATTGTCTACCGGGTTGGTCGCCGGGCGGAACAGGCGGTACAGGTCGTCGGTCCCTAGTGCGGCATCGAAGGCGTAGCTGATGCGGTGCCGGATGCGATAGCCTTGGACGGCGTCGATGCTGTCGAAGGTCTTGGCCTCGTTGATGAAGGCGGTGAGGTGGATCGGCATGTCGTGTTCCCCTTCGCTGTGGTGAGTCAGTAACCTTCGAGTGACCGTTTGTACTCATCTCTCGCCGTGATGGCGTTGTTGCAATTCCTAGTCGCGACACTCAGTGCAGCCCTCGCCGCCAGCTTGCCTTGGCCGAGGCTGAAGGCTTCGGCGTGGCGCGCTTTCGCTGCCCGGTAAATGGCTTTCGTCCGCAGCACTTCGGCCCTGAGTTCGTCTAGCTTGTCCACTTTGTTCCCCTTTGCCACAGTGAGTCAGTAACCTTCGTCTACCTGCCCTGCTGTTCCCGCTCGATCAAACTGGTTGCCCATTCCTTGCACTCCCGCACCGTGTCCTGATACCGATAATCCTGATCCTTCAGGTTGTCCCGTACCGAATACGAATCGGGGTACACCGTGCTACGGAAATTCGGTGAAATCGTGAAGCGACCTTCCATGCTCTCCCAGTAACCGCCCTCTGTCGCATCACCGGGCTCGCCCGTGAACAGCCAGTGGATCTTGATCTTCATTGTGTTCCCCTTTGCTACAGTGAGTCAGTAACCATCTGCAACCAACCTAATCAATAGTGCATATCTTGTCAAGGGCCAATTTTGGAGGTGGTTGACTGCTGGTGACACGACTGCTTTCTCAGTCTACGAGGCACCGGAATCTCCCGTATGGGAGCCCTGATGGAAAGTCCCCTAGCCACCAACAATGAACCACCTGCTGCTAATGGAAGCGGTGGGAATCGAACCCACACCGGGCGAGGACTACTCAGTCGCGCGGTCAGTCACCTTCGCCCCCTCCTTACTTACACTACTACGGTGCTCATCCCTGCTGCGTACCGCCGGCTGAACTCGGCGTTGACCACGTCGATGTCCTGCCTTGCCTGTCGAATCGATTCGGAGGTTCCGCTGACATGGAAGATCCGATTGTGACAACTTCTCCAGAGGTGATTCAGCGTGTTCACCGTAACGCCCCTGACGTCCTCGGCCTGCAACCGTTCGTAGTCCAATTGTACCAGTGCCATCGTGTCCCCCTCGAGTGTTGAGTCAGTAACCGTTGCTACACACAAGGTAATCAATGGTGCATACCAGCGCAACCCCCAATTTCCTCGAGTGGACCGGACGGGAATCGAACCCGCCTTCCCAGTCGCGTGTACCGGCCCGGGAGGAGAAGTTGAGGAACCAGAGGGGGGAATCGAACCCACCCATTCCCAGTGCGCTTGCTCTGGCCCCCCAACCTCTCAGGACTTTGACTCGAACCTTTAACTCGTTTTGTGCGCCCGGCCGTAGCGAGCGACCTCGGACGTTTCCGTGATCGTGTCCTCCCAGCCCTTGTTCTTACGGGCCTCGTCCGCCTTGGCCTCGGCAATGATCGCAGCCTTGAGGAGTTTAGTCGCGAACTCCACAGCATAGTGTGCCTCCATCCCGTTGACCTCGGCAAACGTGTTGACACGCTTAGTCTCTCTCTCTTCGCCGTATGGCTTGATCGATTCGACGGCGCTGAATGACACCGTGTGGTCCGAATGGACACGGAACCCGATGTGCTGAGTGACATTCTCGTTCTTGCCATAGTGCTGGACAGTTTGCTGCTCCAGCTGGCCAGTGGTGATCTCGGTCACGACGTACCTCCCATCTGTGCGACGTAGAAATTCGCCGCGCCCTGCGCCTCTTCCTCGCTGTCATACCAATCCATGTCCTCGTCCGGCCGGTCGGGTCCGTGTGGTGACACCTTCCACTGATTCGGCATACCGATGTCGCTGTAGTCGAACAACATCACCGCAGGCGTCGTGTCCTCGCCGTACCGGACGAACTGTCTCACCGGGGCCACTTTCACGTTGCGGTTGTGGTCGGGGACGATCTCACTGACGGTCCCGTCGAGGTCAATCACCTGCTGCTTGTACTCTACCCTGATGAACGCCTTGTTCGCGTCAGGATGTGGTCCGGTGCAGATGACGCCAGCCAGTGCGAAGATCACGGCTTTGCCGTCACCGTTTGAGGTGACCTGATAGCCGCTGGTGCCGCGCCGCAACCGCATCCCGTCGGCCAGCCGGAGGATCGTGCCCGGCTCCACCTTCAGGACGATCGCGCCGTTGCCGTGTACCTGCTCGAGTGAAAACATCGTGCCCCCTTGCTGTTAAGTAAGTCAGTAACCATCAGTGCGATGAGTGACGAACCCCGTCAAGGCTTTGCAGTCCAATCAAAGGCCCGCCCCTCACGCTAGGCACAAGGTAATCAATGGCACATATTCTGTCAAGAGGGGAAAGTGGGCAGAGGATGTGATGCCCAGCACAGGTCGAATTTTATGGATGAACGCCCGACTCCGGCGCCCCTCGAGTGGCCAGTTTAGAGACTTGGCTTAGGTCTTTAACTCGCGATCGAGATCTCGTCCACCTTGAAGGTAGTGCCTTCGACGTCCTTGGTGCAGATCAGGCCGCACTTGAACGCCCGTTCCTTGTCCGTGTAAAACATGTCGGTATCGGGCCCCATGTGCCTCCCGTTTGCATGATAGTACGTCACGCGCCATGCTGTCATGATGCCGTCCCCTCTTCCTCGTCAGTCAGGGCGAGGGAAGCCAGCAACCCCATGATGGACGCGCTCGCCTCCTCAACTCTCTTTAACTCGGTGATCGCCTCGGCGTCGAATGTCTGCTTGCCGACTCGCTTCCGCATCGTACCGTACCGAGCCTCGCGCAGGATGGCGACGAAATCGGCGTGCCCGGCGGCGTCCACCGTGATGATTGTGTGCGCCGGCCGGAAGACAGCGGGAGTCTCGCCCTCGAAGTCTCCACCACCCACCTTCGTTTCAGGCACTAGTTTGACTCGGATCATCGGATCTCCCTCACGGTCGCCCGCTGTACCTCGGGCGATAACTCGGGGACGTCGGCCCGGCGTGTGTCGTCGCACGCCACACACAGGACGGGGAAGCCATGGGCCTTCTCGAAGTACGTACCGCACCACGAACACATCAGGCCATCGAGCATATCGTTAGCGACCTCACCCATTGGACGGCCATGGGTCAGCGTTGAACACGACGTTCGTGCCATGACGACGGGCCGTCACTTCCGGCACGGCGACCTCGATGCCGTGCGGCACAGCGTTGACGTGAATCCTCAATGCGGCCACGTCGTCGTAGAGGCCAGCCTCTTTGACGTTCTTCGTGTACCCTTGGTGGTTCGGTCGCCACCACATGCGATGTTCGTGCGACCAAATCATGTACTGTTCACCCATTGATCAACCCCTTGATCTCCTCGACCGTCTCAAGAGCCAAGACGTTATCTACGTCTCGCTTGAACGAAATCACCGAACCGTCATGCACCCCGGCGTCCGCCTCTGGAAAAGATTTCTTGCAGTCAGGCACCACGTCGGTGTCAACGACCATGATGCTCGGCTTGACAGATTGAATAGTGTCAGACGAAAGAAGAATCTTGTTCCCATCCCGGTTGGTTACTTCGATCTTCTTGTCCGATACAGCCAGCTGCGCTCGGATGTCTTCGAGCGCGAGGCAGAGCGCGGTGACGGCGCTGGTGATCGCCATGCCGATCTCGAACGGACCAGCAGGGCTTGCGGCCTTTAACTCGCTCGCCGCCTCAAAGAGAAGACTCTGAGCATCTTTGTTCATACAGACCTCGCAAATTCACGTCCGTTGTCTGATACCATACGGAGAAACTCGGTTCGAAAATCCAAAAATTCTTTTCGGGCCCGGTTGCGATACTCGTCCAGAACGTCGGACCAATCGTAGCAGGGCTCGTCCATCTCCATGAGCTTGGCGACCGGGTGGTCGGACCACAGCACGGTGTTGCCTCGCTCGTCTATCGGCAGGCCACCGATGGCGTCGGTCACGTTGCTGATGTAGTCGGACACCTTGTCCCAGTTCACGTTGTAGAACTCAGCCGAATCCTCGGCGTTCGAAACGATGTGTTGCTCGACGTCGGCCATGAGGCGGTCGGTGTTCGCTCGCAGAATCAGACGTGAGACTTGGATGATCATCGGCGTGGCCCCCGCTGGCCCAGCATGACGCCAGTCATGTTACGAGAGACGTCGTCCGATACTTCCTTGGGAACGATTGGGAAAATGTCGGACCCGCCGCACTCGGGGCACTCGTCCAAGGGAGACTTGAACTTGGTGTCGCAGTCTTCGCACTTCCACCGGGGCTTCGCCGCCCGCCAATCGGCCACCTTGCGCGACAACTCGGCCTCATCTAGAGAGCGCGGGTCAACGTGCAGCCATGCGATGAACCCCTCGGCACTCTCGTCGTCGGAGAAGACGGGGCCGAAGGCCCAGTCGCTGGTGTTGCAGAACATGATCTGCTGCCCACTCCGCTCGTCCTTCATGATCTCTACGCTCATTCCCTGCTCCTCTCTAAGCCAGTAACCATCTACCAAGCAACCTAATCAAAGGTACATATTCTGTCAAGCCTCAGGTTCAAGCGGCCTGTCGATGGTGATGATGTCGCCCTCGGAGGCGAGCACCGTGTACTCCCGGTCGCGGATACAGATGGTGTCGCCCGGCTCGATGTCGGTGCCGTGCATCACCACGATCTTGGCCTTGGGTTTGGAGAAGAGGGCCTCCGCCGCCAGAAACATGACGGCCCAGAGAGCCCCGGCTAGTATCGACTTCCACCACGGGCCACCGACGAGGTAACCCACGGCGCCAGCGCCCCCGTAGAAGAGAAGAAGTTTCAGCTTAATCCGGTCCATAAGGCCCCCAGTCCTGCAGCGGCGAAGAAGTGCCATTCGGCGTGATGTTTAGGTCTGACTTGCAACCCTATGAAAAACGTAGCCACACTAAGGAGGAGTAGCTGCCACTCCTGCCAGTGAAACAGAAACGCAATACCGTACACAGCGAGGAACATCCCACCAATTTTGTTCTCCATCGGGACGTCGAGTTGCTTCATACGGAGCCACCGTGAGGCGACAACGATGATCGGCGCAGCCACCAGCGGCCACCAACCCGGCCCAAGGATCGCGTACAGGAACAGGTACATACCGATGGCGTACATCGACATCACGTCGTAGTGCGCCGGGCGCGAATCATCGGTGTGGTACTCACCACTACTGAGCGCCACCGCCACCATGAACAGCATGAAGAACAGCGGCGTGAAATCGTAGACGCCAGTCTCGATCCAACCCCGTATCGGATGCGCCTGCCACAGCACCGCGCCACCGATGAGAGCGAACGAGAGATTGGAGAGAACGTCGTAAGAGAGAACCTTCCTCACATCGTCCTCCCGTCTTGAATTTTCTTGGTGTGGGTAGCTGGGTTGAGGGCGCAGTCCCGGTGAGCCATCTGACTACTCGTCGCCGAGCGCGGCTTCACTTCATCGAACGGCTCGTGGCCAATGTTCTGCTGGCACACCATACAAGTCGCATAGAAGGCCGCGCCCGCTTTGGCTTGGTGGCGCTCTTTATCGCCAGCCTTCTCTACCCGGCGGGAGCCATCGTCGCACTGGATTAGACGCAACCGGAGCTTCGGGCTCATGGTTTTGCCTTCGTCGTATCGGCCCACCTTCGCACTAGCCCTTCGATCCGCACCGCCGTCGAGCCCGCCCGTGAGGTAACCGAGTCGAAGCTGGCCGCAAGGGTGTCTAACTCGGCGCCGACCATCACGCGGACCTCGGCCAGCCGTCGCTTCGCCTCGACCTTGAGCGAGTCACGCTGCACCTCGCACTCGGCCATCGTGGTGACGGTCGAGTCGATCAACTGACAGGCGGCGATCACCTGACGGTTGACCTTGAGGAACATCATCGTGCCTTGGATGCCAAGTAGGATCGCGAGAACGATGAGACTGCCGTAGAAAATATTGCGGATCATAAGACCACCGATATTTCTACCCGTACTGCCGGGCGGGGGTAACGAGAGACGGCAGAGCGAACATCGGTCGTGAACAACTCAACCTTGAGGTGTGGGTGATCCACACAGGCCTCCGCGATCAGCTTGTTTAATTCGTCGGCCTTGATTCCGATCTTATCGGCGTGGTCTTCGGGGGTCATGGCAACCGCTCCAAATCCCGTTCGATCTCTTTGAGGTAGTAGCGGACGTTGTCGATGTCGCGCTGGATTAGCAATTTGGCGTTGCCGATCTCCGCCTCCACCTCTGCCTTGACCTGACGTCGGAGTAACTCGGCGTCTTCGAAGCCCAGCACCTTGGCAGCAGCAGCCGACACCTCAACCCTCGACGGCGGCGCGTCGAGCGCGACGTCCTCCGCGCCTACCCGGCGCGAGCCACGATGCTCTTCCTCCAACTCAGGGGCCCGACTCTTCAGCGAACCCTCGGTGTGCCACTCACACGTCTCCGTCCCCTCGATGGCCTCATTCACACAGAATGCACGTTCACACAAGCTCACGTCTTCCTCCTTTATTTGATGTGCTCACTCCGTTGGCGTTTGACTCGCTTTGGCTTGTTAACCGGCGACGGCGTCTGCTTCGCCATCATTTTTTCATGCATTCGCTGCTGTTTGTCAGCGAATGGAGTCGGGAAAATGTGGTAGAACTTCCGCAGCTGCCCCCAGACCGCCACGGACATGTGCGCCATCATGTCAGGCGGGTTTCGGGCCCCGCACCACCAGCCAACCCACGCAGCTTGAGCGTGGAAGTCAGGGTTCTTTAACTCATTCATGCCAGTAACCTCAATTGTATTTCAAAGTACGCCAATGTACCGATCTTCGCCACCCTGCCATCCGTTGCACCGAATACAAAAATGGCGACAGAAAATAAAAACTGGAGGGGGGTGTCTCCAGATGCTGTGAACTTTTCAAAAAAAAATTCTCGTTAGGCCCGGCCGTGCCCCCAGTTTTTATTTTCTGTCGCCATTTTTGTATCTCTCACGTCCTGCACCGCCGCCTTCACCGCCTCTAAGCTGTTGCAAACATAGGTCATGCCATGCGCTCGTTGGATCTTCACCAATTCCAATTTCTGCAATTCGGACAATTTCCCCTTGCCGCTGGGCGCCTTCAATTCCAGTGCAACGAACACTCCACGGACGCAGAGCAGGAGATCTGGGATGCCGGGACGCTGGAATTTGCCGCCGGCGATCTTGACGAACCACAGGTCAGGCTCCGCATCGAGCCATTTCTTCACCTTGTTGGTGAGGGCGTGCTCGGTCAGAATTGTATTTCTTCCCCCGCTTTTTTGGCGTCTGAGAGGGCCACTCTGACCAGATCCCAGACACCGTAAACCATACGCTCGAATTGTAGAACGTGCGACCGTCTGACCAGCCCCATGCCGGGCTTGCGCCACTCCCAGAAATGGGCGTGGTAGTTGCCCAGTTCCTCGCTGCCAGTCTCGTCGTTGGAGATAGTGGCGCGACCGATAACGGTCTTCCGGCGAGCGTCACCGCCGGGCAGGTGCTCGACCGTGATGACGATCATGCTGGGCGGCCCTTGTTCGGTGTGATCTCCCTGACGCAGTGCGGGCACAATTCCTCGTCGGCCTCTTCCTCCGCCCCTGTCCGCGCGTTGGTCCCGACGAAACTCTTGCAAGAGGCGGGCTCACCGATGATGTGGTTGCCGCACCTCCCACAAATGTAGGTGTTCGCGCCGTCGCCGCAGATGTCGCAATTCATGTGGTCACCCACTGCTCTCTCTGGCGTCCGTGAATGAAGTGCGTCTGATCCATGACGATCCCCTCAGGCGAACACCCCTTGGTGATCCCGTACTCTTCGCTGATCCGACCATCGGCGTACAAGTTGACCGACTCCACTTCGCACCAGTGAACGTCCCAGTACGTCACCAGTAGATTGCCGATCTGGTACGTCGGCATCCCGTACACCTCACCGACGACCGGGCAGTATTCCATCGGGTTGCCGACGTGCGGTTGACCGTAGGGCTCTCGCAGGTTCATGCGCCGAACTCCAGCGGCTTCGCACTGCGCGACTAAGCCCGGCAACTCCTGCCAGTTCTCCGGTCCCATCACGACGTTCACCTTTAAGTCGGTGTGTGCCACGTAGGCTGCGAGGTCGGGCGGGTCACCCTGCCCCATCATCTCACGGTACGTGGCCGGGTTGAGACTACAGATCGTCAGGCTGACCCGGTCGAACAGGCCGATGGCTTTTTTGTTTGCCACCCCGTTGGTGCGGAGGCCCAGCGACACACCCGGCATCTTCAGTCGCATCCACAAAGCGTAATCTGTCAGGTGGCGGTACAACAGCGGGTCCGTGTTGGTCCCGGTCAGATTGACCTGCTTAACGTCGTGATGGTGACACCGCTCCACGAAATCATCGAGGCCCGGCAGCGGCCATGTGTCGAGGACGTTGAGTTTGTCGAGCGCCATCATGTGCTGGCCGATGCAGAAGTAGCACGACCGATTGCACGGGCCACTGAGGTGGATGTTCCCGAACCAGTAAGACGCCTCACCACTATTGAGGCACCCCATCACTTGATCAGCCCGAAGGCTGCCATGAGCGCCAGAGGGATTATCATTCCGAACCACATGACTAGGATCATCATAATACCCAGCCGCGCTACCTCACGATCCTCTGGCTCACTCCGCGCCCACATGTCCCGCAGTTTGGCGATCATTCGTCAAACGTCGGGCGGAACGTCCGACTCTCCGTGACATCGAAGAACTCATCCAACTCGATCTCAGGGTGCGCCGCCCGCAGGCGCTTCTCGTCCAGTTTCCGGCGCCGCGCCGGTTTCCATGTGATCCGTGCTCCGCCGCCGACGACCGTCTCGTCGTCACCCATCAGTTCCTTGACGTCCCGCTCCGCCTCTTTCTTGAGGCCGGCCGCTTCGTCGGCTTCCTTGCGAGCGTACTTCAGGTGACTGACCGCCGCTACCCAGTCGGGGTCTTCTCGCTGGACGATGGTTTGGTCGCCCGTCACCGGCATCTGGACACTCAGCTTCAGGTACGCACCGGGCCTCTTGCGGGGGACGACGTGTTCGTGCCAGAACTCCTCCACCTTGACCAACGCCGCCATGTACTGGCTGGCGTCGAACTCCACATCTTTGTACCACAACTCCCACCGCTCGGCGTTGAGTGAACAGAACGCCCACGAACTTGAGCCCCAGACGTAGGAGTAATGCTGCCCTTGGAGCCAGTAGTAGACCGGGATGCCATCGACCTCCAGTTTGGAGTACGCCGACATGCCCTGTGCTTTGATCTCCAGCGGACGGTGTTTGCCGGGGGCGATGATCTCACGATCAATGTTGGCCCTCAGGTGGACACCCGAGTCGGTTGTCTTGATCCGATGCTCCGCCGTTCGCAGCATCCGGCCGGTCTGCTCCTCGTACAGGTGCGCGACGATCGGCTCCAGCATGATGCCCCGTCGCATGGCGGGGTTCACCCGGCGCGTCTCCGTTCGCATGATCCGGTCGTATGTGTCGGCCGGCTTGGCCCACGGGTTCAGTCCACAGATAGCGGCGACGTCGTTACCACCGATACTGGCGTTGCCCAGCGTGGCGAGCCACTCGGCGTAACCCTCGTCGGTCATGGCTAGTGGCGCGTTCGTTGTGACTTCTGTATTCATTCTTCCACCTCGTCAGTAACGACGGCGGCGGGCCGGAGCCCGTCACCGTCCGCTTGCGGCACCGACGACTCGCGTCGATCGACGCGACCGCCATGATACCGCTTAAGGATGCCGATGTATCGATAACTGACGAGGTAGCCACCCATCAGATCTAACAGGTGGTCGCGTTCCTGATCGGAGTCGCCGCTGTTCTGCACACGCAGTCTCGAGACTTGGAATCCGAGTTCCGCCTCGACTATCGCCAGCGCATCCACTAGTTCCCGCACGTCCCTCGTCAACGGTTGTGTGATCAATGTCGTTCTCCACGGTGGCAGCAACGCCACGTTTCAGGTTCTGTGATTCCTATACGTTTGCCGGTCGCACTTCCTATCGCGTCCCAGCCATCGATCCCGTGAGACAATTCCATGTTCATGGTCGATAGCTCCGCTCCGGCAGGGAGGTTTTTCAGTTTGAAGCTGGCCGGCACCGTGACCGTGTGGATCGCCGGAACCCAGAGCATTCCGCACCGCATACACTGCACCCGGGCGAACCGTGGCCCCGTCGTGGTCACCGTGACTGCCGTCTCCTCCAGTTCACCCACCTGCAGGTAGTTCGCGTGAGGAAAGCTCGCTGTGTACATCACATCTTCTCCAAATCAAACAGGTCTATCGTCTCGAGCCACGCCTCGAGTGCATCGCTGTCTTGATTTAACTGCATCCACGATACCGGGTTGATGCCACCTACCACTATTTCCTTGCCGTGGAACTTAACCGTTCGCGTGATGGTCGTCTCGTCCAACACAGATAGCGGCACCGTGCGAATGAACCCCGACTCTTCCTCGACGCGACGTTCGACCAGTCGCAGTAGGTAGACACGGAACGACTTGGCGTTCGACGCGACAGCCAGCGTAGCATCGTACCAGTCGCGATGTTCTTCGTAGGCCCACGGCAGTACCAACGCGGACAACTCGTCGTTGGTTCTCATGTTCCCGCCATCAGCCGACGCTGCCAAGCAGGGTTGTCGATCTCCAACACCTCAACGAACCGCTTAGACTTCCCATCGTCTTCAACCAGCAGGTCCGCCAAGCCTTCTTCGTTGTCGTCACGCTCATCAAGGAACGCCGCCGCTCCAAAATTGAATGCCAACGTCAACGCGACCATTACTCCATACGCCACTGCGATTGCCTCCATTGTCAGTAACCTTTCTAGAAGGGTGGTTTTTCCGGTGCCACATCGCCATTTGACATGGCGCCCGTCAACGTGTCGATCACATCCGGCCCGTTGAGTCTGTCCTGCAACCAGCGGTTCGCCGCTGGCGTCTTGATATAGAACGATGACCCCTGTCGGGAAAAGAACCCACAGTCCCTGAACGTCGTCATCGCGTCACGCAGTTCGTCTCTGTCGTCGTAGTCGAGAATCTCCTGCAGGTCGCGCTGCGTGAACTGCCGTCCCTCGTACAGCTGCTCGTCGGCACCGTGTTTCCGGCTGACGATCAAGTCGATCTTCTCGGGACTCCGCAGTACGTACAACCGAGTCTTCGATCGGGCGTAGTCAGAGAATCCCATCGTTCGACGTTTGTACATTCGCTCCAGATACTGGAACGCGAACTCGACGTGTTCTTCCCGCACCAACACCCGCTGGCACGCCTCGTCGGTCGAGAAGAACATCGCCGCCGCGCTCACGGCCAGCCGAGCGAGTTTGATTCGTTGCTCGTTTGGCTCGACCAGCGGGATCTCCATGGCGTACTGGTACTCGGCCCCCTGTTCCATCGCCCTTTTGAGGATCAGCCTCTCCGCGTTGCCTACCCAGTCCACCGCCATGTCGGTCGGGTCACGCTGTCGGGACCACGCCCACATCACTCGCTGGTAGCAAAGCTCCGGTGTGAACACCTTGGGTAGGCCGACCTCTTTGGGTTGGTTCACCACCGCCGCGCCGACGTCGGAGCTTGCCGTGGGAACCACGATGTCGAACCGGGCGATGTCCTCCGGTGCGCCGATCAGTTCCTTGACCGCCAACACCCCCTGTGGAAATGTGGACAGCGGCTGGTTGGACCGGGGGTTCGCGATCCAGATCGTGCGCGTGCGGGCGTTGGTGCGCTCGGTGTGTACCTTGGTCACCTCAGCCACGCCGCTCGAGCGCATCGAGGACATCGCCCCGATGTGCTCAGTGCGGAGGTTGCCGGCCTCATCGATCACCAGCAGCCGCCGATCGTTGAGTGGGATGCGCCCCCAGCGCAGCTGCCACGTCGTGCCCACTTGGTGGAGTCCACCGATCAGCCCGGCCAGTGAGGAGTTCTCTCCGCTGGTGGCCTCCCCGGCGCCGTAGTGTCGCATCATCTGCTTGACCGTCTCGCTCTTACCCGTCCGCGTGTCGCCGATCACCAGTGTCTCAATCCAACCGCGCTCCACCATCGCCCCCTGAAACACGAACGCCAACTGAGAGTGGTAGCCCAGATCCACCGCCAGCATCAGATCGCGCCGCTGGTAGATGCGAGTGGCCCACTCGAGGTCGGCGTAGATCTCATCGACCTTCTGCCACAGAGCGTGGACGCTGTCAGGGCGATCGGGTTGGAACTTCCGTAGTTCTTCCTTGCCCTCGGTGGACAGCTGATACACGTCGATGTTTGACTGACTCTCGTCGGCCGACCGGATCACCAGCGTGGCCTGCTGTGTCTGCGGGTCAGCCACCATCTTCCCCGTCATGATGTACGAACGGTTCGCCTGCAGGCCGTGACCGATGAAGTACCCCAGCCGTGTGACGTGTTCGTGTTTCTCAGTTGTCCGGCGCACCTCAGGGATCACCGAGCATTCCTCGAGGTTCTCAGCCTGTTTGATGTTCTGTTTGACGTAAGTGCATTTGGCCGGGACACCGAAATGACGGCGCACCTGCTGGTCACGTTTAACGTCGGTGATCTTGATGAACTGTGCGACCTCCTCGTCCTTTAAGTCAAAAATTTTTTCTATGTACCCCTCTCCCGCCATGGGGCACCGCTCGCACATCTTGACTCCCGGCAGCGAACACCGCATCTCCACCCGCTTCGGGATGTAGTACGGGCTCATGGTTTTGCCGATTACGATCGTCTCAGTTCTGATCTTCTTGTTGTAGTACTGCGCCTCGCTGGCCTCACTGAGATGAATCTCGACTGGTGGTTCTTCAATCTCTTCCCGATTCACCTCGACCGTAAAAACCGGAGCGTCCTCTCCTAACTGGTGTAGATCATCTACGCCGTGACCGTGACCGTGGAGGTAGTCAGTGAGGTCGGCCCCGGCCGGTTCGGTGATCGGAATCTGGATGATCCGAATCTCCTCGGCGTAGGGCAGTAGCTGGTGGGCGATGTGATGCGAACCCACGCGCCCGGCCTCGTCCCGGTCGTAGCAGATGTGAACCGTCTTGCCTTTGAACAGTTCGTTCCACGCCTCCTTCCACGTCCCGGCGCCCCCGGTGGTCGTGACCGCGTTGATCCCGTACTGCAGCGCCAACAGGCAGTCCATCTCTCCCTCGACCAACCACACCACGTCGGGGTCGAGCGCCTCCATCGGCCACAGCCGCGCCTGCCCGAAGCCCTGACGCCAGCTGATCATCTTGTCCTGCGGCCGGCCCTTGCTCAGTCGGTAGCGCCGGATGTTGACGCACCGGCCCTCGACGTCCCTGATCGGGATGTAGTACCGGGCCCCGTCCCAACCAATGGTGTACGCCTCCATCGTCTCGCTAGTCAGGCCCCGCTTCTCGGTTAACGCCTCGACCACTGACTTGGTCTTCATCAGTTTGGTGTGGTGCGCCAGTACGAGCGCCTCGTCTACGTATCGCTCGGGCTCGGGCTCTTTCTGCGCCCGGGCCTGATAGCGTGCCAATAGTTCTTCCTGTTGCCGAGCGATCGCGTCAGAGTCGGGGCGGTGCTCCGGGGCGTCGATATCGATGCCCACTCGCCGGCCGAGTTCGCGCACCGCCTCGGGGAAGGTGAGCGACCGCACCCGCATGACGAACGTGAACACATCGCCCTTGGCAGCGCACTCGGGGTTGTGACATATGAAGAATCCCTCCTCCACGTTGATCGACATGCTCGGAGACTTGTCGTTGTGGAAGATGCACCGCGCCGTGCGCTCGGTGCCGCTCCCCCTCATTGAGGGAAGCAGATCACCGAACACACCAGCGTAGTCCAGCCGCTGTCTTATTTCATGGATGACCGCTTCTGATGGCATCAGAAGGGCAGGTCAGAATCTTTGCCTTCTTCGCTGAGTACGGGCACTACATCCTCAGGCGCGATCACAGCGGAGAACTGCTCCCGTAGTTCCATGATCTTGGTGAACTGCTCGCCGTCCAACTCCGCCACCATTTCAAACGTCGCCTGCGCCCACTCCAAACCCTTCTTCTCTTTTTTCTCCTGACTGAACTTGGTGACAACTGACTGGACGGGCAGCGTCTTGTTGACGAGCGACATCAGGTACTCGTCGTAGCCGGCGAGACTGGTCGGCGGCAACGTCAACTCGACGGGTGTGGCGCGGTCGTCCATCATGATGTACAAACTGCGCTGGTTGGTACACGCCTTACCCTTGGCGTTCCCCTTCTCGGAGATCAATCGCTTCGATCCCCACTGCGCGTACTTGCACTCTTTGCAGTTGATGGATTCGGTGCCGTTGGCGGTTTCCTCCAACATCTTGTGCTCGAACCCACGCCGTGGGTGACCCACCACGTTGTTCACACTGGAGCAGGCCGGGGAAGAGTCCTCTCCCTCGGCGCGTTCCTCTCCGTATGGCTTGTCCCACATCACGTTCCGTGGGTGGTAGTTGAGGATAACTCCGGTGAACGACCGCTCGGTGTCGTTGGTGTCTCCGAATTCGTAGAGACAGGCGGCTGCCCCCATAATTTTCACCCGTGGAAGGGTGACATTCTCGATCGACTCGGCCTGTGCGGCGAGGAGGTCTTCCCTGATGCTGACGGGCAGATTCTTGGAGGGCTCAGTCTCTTTCTTGGGCATTGTCCAGTCCTTGATGTAGGTGGGTTTGTCAGTATCCGAGGGTACAAATCTATGGACTTCGGGGGTGGCGTCAACCCTCAAACGCCACGCAACCCTCCATACCTCATACTCTACCTCCCTTGAATGATGCGGGCACAATTACCCGCTCGGTATTACGAACTTCCACATGTAGCCAGACCAGTGAACGTGCCGTCGTTTGTCGCCCTTTGTCGCGTCTAGCACCAGATAAGAACTGTCCCCGTCGTCTAGTTTCTCTTCCCATGTCATGTAGCGTTTGTTTTTCATACGCCTATCGCTCCCTTGAGATCGACCACCGCGTCGGCCACGTTTTTCTTGTCGCTGATCGCACCCATGATCACTCGATCGATGGTCCCTTTGGCCAGTAGGTCAACATACGTCACGCTCTTGTGGATCTCGCTTCCCGCTCGATGGCACCGCGCTTCCGACTGCAGTCGGTGCTCGAGGTTGTAATTCATCGAGTAGTAGATCGCCAGTGACGCCGCTTGTAGGTTCAGGCCGAGGCCACCGACGGCGGGGTTGCTGATCAGCAGCCGTGTTTTGCCGGCGTTGAACCGTTGCTCCACGTCACTCCGTTCCTCCGTTGTCATCCCGCCTACGATTAACTCGGGGGCAAGATCGGCCAGTCGCACAGAGATGGCCCGGTAATTTTCACGGTAACAACACCAGACGATGATCTGGCGATCTCGAATGTTCTCGCGAACGATTCGGTCCAAGGCATCGAGTTTAGGATTTGGCGACAACGCGACAATGCGTCCTTCGATGTCGGGAACATGACCGCTGGTGATTTGCGCGAGCCGCAGTATCGCGACAAGTTGAGTTGCCGCTGTTGCCAAACCCTCTTCTTCCTCGTCCCCGGCTTCCGCCGCTCTAATCCGAGCGACGAGTTCTTCACGCATCTCTTCGTAAATTCGCCCCTGTTCCTTTCCAAGCTCGACCTCCTCTGACTCGTAGATTTTGGGTGGTAGATCCAGACACTCGTCGGTGGTGTACCGCAGCCCACGCCGACGCATCCGATGGCCGATCTCCTCGAGTGTTCCCTGTTTGGGTAACAACTTGAACCCGTCGAAGGACGTCTCGAAGAACTCCTGTTTGAACTGCACGTAGTTGGCGCCGAACGTCACACCGAAGTCCATGCAGTACCACTGCGACCACACGTTCTCGGCGCCGTTGAGGATCGGACTCCCCGTCATCCCCAGCCGCCAGTCGGCGTGCGCGGCGATCTTCATAGTGGCTTTCGACCACTTCGCTTGTGGGTTGCGGATGCGGTGGATCTCATCCATCGCCAGTCCACCCGACTCCTTGTCGAACCGCTCGAGGATCACCCCGCTCATCTTCTCGATCACGTCGTAGTTAATGACGACGATCGAACCCTTTGGGGCCAGCCGCAGCACCTGCCGGCGCTTCGCCATCGCCATGTCAGACAGTATGAAGTACTTGAGACTGGGCGCCCAGCGATTCAGCTGGGCGCGCCATGTAGGCATCACCCCCTTGGGGCACAGCACCACAATGATGTCGAGCCCGTTGTCTAATTGATACCGCATCGCCTCGATGGCCGGCCGGGTCTTACCCGTACCCATCTCTCCGGTGAACATCGTCCCGTCGAGGGTGGTGGCGACCGTCCCCATCACTAGCTGGTGCTCGTATGGCGGCTTACCCTCGGCGGCGTCGTCCCACGGAAGTTCTCGGTATCCTCCGGCCTCCAGCTGGCTGTGTACGGAGGTCACCAGCGCGTTGCTCTGGTTCGCTGCTTCCACCCAATTAACGACGGTGTCGGCGCACATGGAGCGCAGGGTGGCCTTGTCAACGCCTAACGCTTTGCGAATACGATTGAGGGTGGGGATGGTCAGCGATATCTCGTACCAGTCCCGCCGCCTGTTGTAGACGGCGCCGGGTAGGTGCTGGACGCGCTGCTTGTCGGGGCCGGACACGTAGAGCCGGCCGTAGGCCACGGCGATCTTGACGACGGGTGTCCTCATCGTTGGAAAAACGCCTGAACCATCTCCAAGAAACCGAAGAGCCGCGAAGGCGTGGAGTCTGCTGTTTGGGTGTTGCCCACCCAAGCGTTCGACGCCAATGAGTTGGGATACACATAGTGTAGCTGCCCGCATTGACCGCACATTACGTCCATCATGCTAGTGTTCTGCTCATCAAGACACAATGGCATGACGTTGCTACAGTCTGGCCGTTCGCACGGCAGGTATCCAGCGATCATACCAAGTCTCCTGAAAGAATGATTACGGGTTTTTCGTCCACGTCCTCGCCTTCGTAGTCGGCCCCCTCTTCGTGGGCCGAGCCCGCCCTACACCCGTCCACCACAGTGAACCGGAAGTCGTCGCTGTTCGTCTCATTATCCCACAGAACAACCAATTCCTCTTGTGGGTTAATGCTCTGTAGCGCGGTGATTAACTCGGCCACGGTCATGGCAACTCCTCGGGCAGGGAAGACAGGTAGAATACGTTCTCGTCTGGATCGTGCGAGATGGTCACTACCCGATCCAAACCCCTCATGCTGTCGATGTAGAGCCGGGTGTCCGACCACCACTCCGCGATCTTCACGGGGTTTTGCATATTGGAAGCGACCTGCACTCGCTCTGGAGCGACGGTGTCGTAGTCACGCAGGTTGATCATCGTTCCCCCATCGTTCTGTGGTGGCCAGATCTCGTTGCTTCCCCCACCGTTTCGCAGCGGCCAAACACAGGCCGTCGTCACCCTGCGCTTTGCCATACAACTCGGCAAACTCTTCCACTTCTTCCTGAACGATTTCTTTCACCGCAGTTAGCTCGCGCAAGTAACCCTTGTTGTCAATCAGTCGAGCCATCGTTCCTCCTCGCTCGGATGGCAGCGGCGATCACTTGCGGGATGGCACCAATAAGACCACCCTGATCGTATCCATCGGCCACCCTCGCACAAGCCTCCCGTTCCTCCATCGCCGCCCCTGCCTTGGCGTTCTTTACCGCTTCCAAGCTGTTCTGTAGGGCTTGATCCATCGCCTCCCGCACCGCATCTCCACATGGATCGGACAGCATACAGTCAGTCCATCCTTGTGCGTGTGCCTCCCGCACCATCTTGTCAGCCTCCTGCTTACCAAGCTCCATTCCGTAGTCGAACACGCCACGGACGGCATCCTTCGCGGTGTCGTACTCCCGCACATCCCCATCTTCGTTGATGCAGACGTACCAGCCCTCGCCCTCACTTACCGGAGCCCCACCGAACCCGTCGAGTGCAAGGTCGGCACCCTCAACCTTCCCGGCCTCCCGTTCCTCCCGCACCATGCGGTCAGCCTCGGACGCAAGCACAAACCGGACGCCGGGGTATTTCGTTACCTCGTAGTAGGTCGGCTGCCCGGTCTTGGCCCCAGTGGTTGCGGCTTTCTCGTCCGGCTCGCTGGCCGGGTCAGGAATCTGTGATTCCTCGGCCCTCGGGGTGTCGTGGAAGACGTCATGGTGAGATGGCGTACACCATGAAATGATTCCATCTATGTCCTTCCTGCCGTACTCCTCGGGGTCTGCGCTGTCGCACACGGGGCACCGTTTCGTCACCACGGAAGTCCCTAGTGTCCACGTTGTCGGTCCTTTCGGTGTGGTGTCGATGCTTTTTAGTCCACCGTTTTCCCTGATGTACTGTACAAGCACTGGCATAACGGCGTCCCACCAACCATCAGACGCCTCATACCACACGGCGTATCGCTCCCGTTCCTCCTGTGGAGTGCCATAGTCTATCTTGAGGTTTTTTCTTTTCGCATAGTCGAGGCTGGCCTGTTGGCCCGCGCCCCTAAGTCCCGTCCACCAATTACGAGCCCACTGAGCGATAGCGTCGGTCCAAGTAATCCCGTCGTACTCGTGAGGAGGTGGATGGTGCTGGTATAGCTGGCACTGCATCATCTCTTGTGTCGGGTTGTGACTAGCGCACCGGGGCCACGGCTCCTCATTCTGACGGTGTGGTGGCGTGTGCCCCTCCGGTTCGGTGCATCGGAAGCCAACGCTCCGAAAATCGCAGAGGACTAGGTTGCTCTCTGGTTGTGCCATACCCGTGTCGTCTATCGGCTCGCTGGCCGGGGTGCCGTGGAAGGCGTCGAGACAAGGGCGTGGCTTACCTGTGTCGGGGTCAAATCCATCAAACCCCGGCATAGCCTGTCGGCACGTTGGGCACCGTTTCGGGTCACTCATTTGGAATCTCCGTGATCGTGGTCCATGTGTAGTAGTGCCCGGTACGCGGATCGTAGTTGCGCTCGCGTTCCTGAATGATGGGACACAGGTGGCACAGCCGCACATCCTTCCCGTCGAGACGATGTTCGTACCACCAGTGCCACCCGAACCAACGGTGACGCCAGATCAACCAGAGTCCGATCACCCTTCCCCTCCTGTCGCGGCATCCAGTTTATCCATCAGGGTGTCTCGCTGGTCACGCAGTCGCCGGACCTCGGCCACCAATGCTGGGAGGTCTTCGCGGGCATGGGCGATGAACTCGGCGTCTTCAAACTCACGCCCCTCCATCGACATCGAGCCTGAACCTGTCGGACCACAAGCGAAAAAGGCGTAGGGTATCGGAGGGCCATGTGGGTCTGGTCGCTCTTCCCCGCTCTCCGACACTACCCACGGCGCGGGCGCAAGTCGTTTGGCGCATCGTGCCTCGATGGCATCAAGATCAATGCCGCGCTTCGATAGTGGTTGACGACTGGCACGGTCCACGTCGTCGTAGAACTCACTTGCCATCTTTCTCCTCCCTGATGTAAGGCCACGCATCATCGAACGCCTGCATGACGAAGATGCGGCTGTCGCCACGACCGATGTTCCCCTCGGCGCGTTGTTCCTTGACCGCTTTCCATACGGCGGTCTTCAATTCTGCAACCTGCTCGGCGTGTGCCTTCATTCGTTCTCCCTCGCTTCCAACACTTCTGCCGCCAACCGCAGCATGTTGGCAACACCCCGTGTTGGCCCTAGTGTCACCACCAGCGTCTTACCTTCGACGGTGAGAGTGAGGCGGCGACTGAGTTTGATGTCATCCATGTGAGCATCAACGCCACTCACATGAACGTGCGCTTCGATCACGCCCTCAATGTTGATGGTGCAGCCGGAAGTGACGTTCTCAATGGACTCGGGCCAAAGGTGCCCACCGCCACGTAATTCGATGCGGTTGATCTTCATCGGAGCACACCCTTCTCTCGCGCTTGTTTGATGAAGGCTTCCATCGCTGTGATCACCTGCGGTTCCATGACGATGGTGTTGGACGTGCTATAGCCGTTCTCTGTCGTGAGAACGATACCACCCCATCGGTCAACTTCCGCGTACACCGCGTCTCCGAGATACTCCTTCATCGCGTCAGTTTCACGACGAAGGCCGTGCAGGCCGGGCAACTCTCGAGGTGTGCGAACACGTCGAACGCCGAACGGTTGAGGTGTTTATTCCACCACGGGCACGGCTGACGTTTGTTCTTGCCCAGCCGGATGTCCGCCTGCACCAACGTCTCGAACGCACGCAGGCGCCGGCGCTGCAGTGGCGACGGCGCGCGTCCCGTCTCGAGGTACGACACCATCGTCTGACTCCAGCCCAGCCACTCGGCCAACTGGGTCTGATTCCAGCCGATCTTTTCTCGAGCCACTTGGACCTGACTCTTCTTCTTGAACTTCTTCGGTGCTACCATTTACACCACCCCTTCATAGTAATGTGATTTGAATTTCAACTTCCGTCGTGCCGCTACGACCATCTGGTCAACGCGATCCACTTCCTCCAGAGGCACCACGAAGCCATGATCTTCGCAGAGGTGCAGAGGCCGGGACCGACTGGTGAGATGGCGAGATGGGCGTGGGAGGACGAGATGGCTGCGCTGGCTGCGACGGACCCCGAGCACACCACGCCGATTTATGGTGCGATGTACGAGGAATCCTCCATGTCGCCCACCCGCACCATCCGGCCGGTGCGCGTCGTCCAGATCGAGCGGCGGTTCATATATCCCACTCCGCACCCTTGGGAAGTTCTTTCCCCGCTACCTGTCGCGCTCGCTTCTGGAGGAACGGCAACACGTCTACTCTGGTGACAACGCCGCCGCCCCAGCACCCGTCAACATGACAGCCCTTGAACTCATTGGCTTCGATCCGCACTTCGTTGGTGTGCCTCTCGACGCCGCCTCCGATAATTTCTTCCTCTTTGAACTCTTTACCACAGAGATCGCAGAGCCACCGTAGCACTCGACTGTGCTCGACTTGGTACTTCTCGGTTTCTCTCATTCGTCTACCCTCTTCACGTCGAGGCCGATATTTTCGAGCGGTACGGCTTCCGGCGTGTCCCACGCCATATTGTCGTGCCCTGCGACCACCCTGAAGATCTTGCTCTTGATCTCATGCTCTTTGTAAGGCTTCCCTGTCATTGGATCGATGTTTGCTATCTCGATCGTTCCTCGGTGTACCTTGGTGATCGTCACCACCACGCGGTATTTCATGGAAGCTCTCGCTTGAAGAATCCAGTGATGAATGCATTGCCCATCATGGTGCGGCTGGATTCTATCACGACCGACACCAACTCCCAGCCCAGCTTCCCCATACCATTCCAGTTGGGATCGTCGCTGGAGAACTGGTTCTGATTATTCCACCCCATCTTGACGTACTCATACTTTTTCATGGCTGTTTCCTCAACAGCGCACGGTAGTCCCGCAGGGCCATGGTGACCTTCGCTAGGGTGTCCATGCGAAGCCGTCGCCCAGTGCGAACGGGGTCCGTGTTCAGGTCGTGGCGCCGGCCATGCCATCGCTCCACATCGGCGATCAGTTTGTCCAGCGCCTGAACCTTGTGTCGAACCGCCAGCGTCCGATCGGTCACCGGCCGAGGCGGTGGATGTCGAGCTTGGTGAACGCCGACTTGCGAATCTCCGACACCTTGATGGCGGACACACCCTCCAGCCGCTTGGCGATCGCCACAGCCGACAGGGGACCAACCTTGCCAACGCCGAACGTCATGTTCATGACGATCTGCTCGTCGGAGGTCAGGTTGGTGGCGTCGAGAACCTTCTTCTGGTTCACGGCCACGTCACCCCAGTAACCGACCATGGTCTTCCCGGGGCCCTTCTTCCGCGCCGAGGGCAACCGCCTGCGATACTTCCGCTTTCCCTTTTTGGGAGCAACCGCCTTCGACGTTGGCTGGCCGTTCTTCCCGGTGATCAGTCCTGCCAACCGGAGCATCGCCTGTGGGTCAGCCACGGCGACTTCGTTCTGTTTCAAATTCGCCGCCTCTTTGATGAAGAGGACGCCGCCGGGCACGTCTACTAGTAGTGCTACCGCCATACAAAACTCTCCTGCTAGATGTGAACAGTAACCTTCGTGGTATCAATATAGCATATCCATGCCACATGGGCAATGGGCGTGAAAAAACCGGGCTGAGACTACACCCGGTTTGCGCGACTGCTTTGCTGGGATTACGGCGCGATGTCCCCACCGGCCTTGCCCCTTTGTCCACGCCACCCTTAAAAGCGATGACGTACAACCGCATGACTGCCTTTTTTAGAGAGGTGGCGGAGCCTCTATCCCGTCCGCGCTACTCAACGATTCGTATTCCGTCTACCCTATCGGACAGTGAATGGTTGCAGCCAACCGTGCAACTCGCCGTTGAGACATCCACTCCTTGGGAGAGTGATTGTCGCTCTGTTACCCCGAGGGGCCAGAGCATTAAGCCATTTTCGTGCGAACGGTGGACCCGGCTTTCCGTTTTTAGCCTGTCGGCGCTTTGGCGGGATTCGAACCCGCGACCCACTGATCTATAGTCAGTTGTTCTAACCAGACTGAACTACAAAGCAATTGGCGTGTCCCAAGACGGAGAGCGGGTCCGTGGTTCCATGCCTTTTTGGGGCACAGAATGCCACTCTTCGTCTGTGTTTCACCTCGCGGCTACTCCACCGTTCTTCGCGACTGTCGCTCCCTTTCGGTCAGCGACCACCGTTCGAACTCAATGCCGCCCTAACCTCGCGGTTCGGACTAACATCACATCCCTTATCCGTCTCACGTCAGACGCTTCATGCGAGGGGTGCGGTTTCGACACCGCTCGTCAGGCCCAGAGTTTCCCAGCCCGACTCCATTCCTACCCTTCACCGTCTTTCCGTTGTAGTCCCCACCTTGTGAGTAGAGGCGCGAGATCGCTCCCGCCGGACGAGACTTGTATGCGATAACCCGACCGAAGTCAGGCGGGAGTGAGTTGAGACACCCAGTCCCCTTTCGCCGGGTCACCCCGACGTATTCGCTGCATACTTGCGAGGGAAGAAAGTACCCACAGGACATGCCGGCGTCAACCCCCCAAAATACAACTCGCCCGACACAATAAAAAAGCTAGGCTCCCGGCCGGGCCGTGCCAGAATTTTCTTCCAAAGTGTTCAGCGTGGCCGCAGCTGGGGGCCTAGCTTTTTATTTTTGTCGGGCGAGTTGTATTTTTTCTGCCTTTATTCTATCTTCATACTGTACTGAGAAACAACCCAACCCTTTCCTTATTATATGGGTGTCTGATCATGCCAAGAATCCACCGAAATCGACTCGACCAAATCAAAGGCTTGGCCCTGTTGAAACGGGGAGAACTTACAATCCAACGAATCGCCGATCGCATGGAGATACCATACAACCGCCTGTGGCAGCAGCTGAACCGATCGGGGATGAGGCCGGCTGAGGCCTACAGCCTAGCCGAGGAGCTTCAGAAGATGGGTTGTCTGTTCCAGTCGGCGTCAGCCGAGTTGCGTATTCTGGGGTACGCCCACGACAAGGGTTTGCCGTTACCGTCTGGTCCCAACTCAACCACATCGGGACCAGCCGCAGAGATCGAACTCACTCCGACGACGTCCACTTCACCGGACGAACCGGAGTAGAACGCATCACGTCACCCGCCTTGGTGATCACCTCGTAGATCAACTGGTTCTCCAGAGGGCCGAGGTGGGTGTCGATGCCCGCCGCTTGGATCAGGCCAAGGTACGAACCGGGTGCGCCGGCCAACTCACTCACCGTCACCGACACGGCGGCGTCGATGGCACCGCCACCTCGAGTGAGACTGAAGTACCCGGTGAACGGGCCGACACCAGCCGCCGCCTCGAGTAATCCGGTCGAGGCGTTCCGTCTCTTCATTTCGTAGAACACATCCCAGTCGGTGCCGAGTGGCACCTCACGTACTAGATCAGCCATCGTTCCCTCCCGGGAAGAAATCAGTGTCACTTCGTCGGTCCACGATCACTGACGGACCCGACTTACTCTCCACCTCCAGCGTCGGTCCCGAGAGCATCGTGATGCGATGCGCCGACGACAAACACTCTAGGGATAATGTCGGGCCAGACAGCACCGAGAGCAACAGGTGCGGTGCCGACCGACAGTCGAGGTACAGCGCCAGTAGTCGTCCCGAGAACAGACTGGCCACACCACTGGTCACCACCACCGTGTTGGCCGAGGCTCCGAGTGTGATCGCTCCGCTGGCGACCGACACAGCCGGTGTGGTGACAGGAACGATCACCACCGGGGCGTTGAGGGTCACCGCGCCAGCTGACGGACTCGCGCCCGGGGTGGTCACAACCACGGTGGACGCCGGCGCCGCCAGAGCGACCGTCGCCTGCAGTGTGGACGACGGTGTGCTCACCACCACCGACGCCGCCGGTGCCGTGAGCGGCGCCGGGTTGCCGACAGCGACACTCGAGGCCGGTGTGGTGACGACGACCGACGCAGCGGGGGCGGTCACCGCTGACACGCCCACCGTTATCGTCGCCGCTCCGCTCGTCACCACCACCGTCGCCGCCGGTGCCGTCAGCTGACTGGCCTGAGTGATCGACGCCGCTGGTGTCGTGACCACCACCGTGGACGCCGTGGCGCTTACCGTCGCCGCACCGGAGGCGGTCGCCGCCGCTCCGCTGGTGACCACCACCGTCGAGGCCGGGGCAGTCAGGGTCTGGGGCGCCCCACTCGCGACGATACTGGCGGCTGGTGTGGTGACCACCACCGTGCCTGCCGACGCCGTCAACGTCAGCGCGCCAGCCGCCACCGCCGTGGCCGGGGTGGTGACAGCCACCGTGGAGGCCGCAGCAGTTTGACTGACCGCGCCGGCGGCGATCGTGGCGGCGCCCGAGGTGACCACCACTGTGGAGGCCGGAGCCGTCAGCACCTGCCCGAAGTCTATGTCGGCCACACCCGTGGTGACCACCACCGTAGAGACAGGGGCGCTCAGAGTGGCTCCGCCAGCGGCTATCGTCGCCGCCGGGGTGGTGACCGCTACGGTCGCCGCTGGGGCCGTCTGGGCGGATACACCAGCTACCAGCGCCGCCGCAGGGGTGCTGACCGCTACGGTCCCAGCGGGGGCCGTCAGGGTGGTCGCAGCCGCTAGAGTGGCTGCTGGGGTAGAAACGGCCACAGATGCCGCAGGAGCGCCGATCGCCGATCCGCCCGCTGAGATGGTCGCTGCCCCTGAGGTCACCGCCACGGTGCTGGCTGGGGCTGCGATTACTTGGGCCTGATCTATGTCCGCAACGCCCGTGGTGACTACCACGGTGCTGACTGGGGCCGTCAGGGTGACCGCGCCAGCCGCTATGGCGGCGGCGGGGGTGCTGATAGCTACGGTTCCGGCCGGCGCCGCCAGAGCCGGAGGATTCCCGACAGCTAGTGTCGCCGTTCCGCTGGTGACCGCCACGGTGCTGGCGGTGGCCGTCAGGGCGAGGCCGGAGGAGATCCCCGTGGCCGGGGTGGTGACCACCACGGTCGAGGCCGTGGCGCTGAGTGCTGGGTCGCCAGCCACCGGCGTTGCCGCTCCGCTGGTGACCACCACCGTGGAGGCCGTGGCCGTCAGGGCGGGCGGATTGCCTACGGCTATGGCCGTGGCCGGGGTGGTGACCGCTACGGTCGAAGCCGGCGCCGTTTGGGCGGAGACACCAGCCGCTAGGGTGGCCGCGCCGGACGTGACGACAACGGTTGAGGCTGAGGCAGTCAGGATCTGAGGCGCGAGGATCGTGGCCGCACCGCTGGTGACCACCACGGTTCCAGCGGGCGCGGAGAGACTGACCGCTCCCTGCGCGATGGTGGCAGCACCGCTGGTGACTACAACCGTCGCAGCGGGGGCGGCGAGGACAATGTCCTGATCGATGTCCGCCGCTGGGGTGCTGACCACGACGGTTGATGCCGTGGCACTCAAAACACTCGCGCCAGCCACCAGCGCCGCTACCCCGGCAGTCACCAGCACGTTGCTCGACGGCGCCGTCAGGGCGGGCGGGTTCCCCACCGCCACAGTCGCCGCACCGGACGTCACCGCGACCGTGCTGGAAGGTGCCGTCAGGCTGGCTGACGGTGCGATAGTCGCTGCCGGGGTAGTCACCACCACCGTGTTTGCCGTCGCTGGCAGTGACACGGCACCCGCTGCAACGGTAGCCGCTGGGGTGGTGACTGGTACTGTGCTGGCCGGAGCGGAGAGCGACACGGCGGCGGCGGAGATCGCTGCCGCTGGTGTCGTCACCGCTACGGTCGAGGCCCCGGCAGTTTGACTGACCGCACCCGCTGCAATCGCCGTGGCAGGGGTGCTGACGGCGACGGTCGATGCCGTAGCAGTTTGACTGGACGCACCCGCCGAGATCGACGCCGCACCACTAGTCACCGCAACGGTCGATGCCGTGGCCGTCAGGGTGGCTCCTCCGGCGGCAGCGGCTGACTTGTAGCAAATCTCGACTTCGTTGGCGCGGACCCGTGTGCCACCGTTGCCGATGACCCACACCTCGACGTTGTCCCAGTCACCGACGCTCGCCACTTCCGCCGTGGACATCGTGAACTCAGCCCACGCCTCCGTCTGTGTGACGTTCACAAACACCGGGCTGGTGGCCCTCAGTGTCGCGCCCTCGCGGATCTCCAACTGAAGAGTCGAGTACGCTATGAGGGTAGCGACACCCGAGGTGACGGCCACGGTGCTGGCTGGAGCCGACAGGGCGGGCGGGTCACCAACTGAGATTGTGGCCGCGCCACTGCTGACGGCGACCGTGGAGGCCGTGGCGGTCAGGGTAGCAGGACCGCCACCACCGAACTCCGTAAGGTTGATCGCTTGCAGGCCGACGCGGTTGGCGAGGAAGTCCCTGTTCTGGTCACCCGTCCCCGACTCTTGGGTCAGGTTGATTTGAATCCACTCAGTTTCGTCAATGCCGGGTTCCGCGAATGCGCCGTGCCGACCAGCAACAAACACACCCGTCGTTGACTGGTCGCCCCGGTGATAACCAAGGAACGAACCGATTGCCTGAACGCCGCCCGTCGAGTGCTCGAAACGGAAGTGTTCGCTGACGCGGGTGCTGTCGGTGGCGCTGTTCGTTTCCGCGAGGTAACCCGCGAAGAACAACCACGCATCGTCGGCGGCGGTGCCATTGATCCGGCTGGTGTTGGTGGCGACCGAGTGCTGGCCGTCAACGTCTCGGTTCTCCGCGTCCATCGGGTACGCGCCCGTCGTCTCACCCGCCCTCGCCGCATCGTGGTAAGTGCTGACCACCGTGACGCCATCGGGAATCTTGATGACGGTCAACGCGACTTCTTCGCAGGTCGGATCGGTCGTCGTCTCGGAGTCGTTCACTTGATCGACGGTCAGCACATCGTTGGCGGCGAGATCGAGGGCAATGCCCATTGCCGTCCACGATTCATTCGCGCCGTCAGAAGCTCGACCGAAGTTCACCACATGGCTCTGACCGTTGATGTTGCCGTCGTTCACCATGAGCTTCGACACGACGCCCGTTCGCAACGATGTACTCAGGCATTCGACATGGACAAAGACCATGTAGCGTCCGGCCACCTTACAGGTTACGTCCGTCCCGCTCGTCCACTCGATGACCGCCGAATCCGTCTCGACTATCTGATTCGCCCACGTCACCGTCTGGTAGTCACCGTCCACTGGGCGCGTGGTGGTGAAGCCGCCCGGCGTGACCGTGGTGCTGGCGGTACGAGTTACCTGCAACCAATCGGCGTCATCATCCAGCCGAATGATCTGGATGCTGGACTGCGATGCCATCTGGTCGCAGAGTGAGACGGAGGTGTCACCGAAATTTTGGATGTAAATCTCAACGTCATCGGCGGAACTGCCAACGACGGTGTGATCCACATAGGACATCGTGACAACATGAGACTCGTCGGCGCTGCCTGAGTCGCGCCCGTACCCCGACGCCATCCCTGTGATACCGGGGAGCGCCGTGCCGCCGATCTTCACCACCGACCGCACGACATGACGGTTGTTGTTCCCAATATCGACGTAGTTCATGCCGACCTTGGAAAAGATCAAGTACCGACCGCTGTTCTGGATGCGATGGGCGGTGTTGCCCGACTGAACTGTTACGTCAGCGGAGGTGTCGCCAGCTTGGTCCCATGTCAGAATTGTCTCGGACGCACCGAGGTTCGTGACGAGGCCCGTGCTGGCGTGGGCAAGGCGGGTGTAGAGTGAGCCGACCGCCATCTAGTCCTGCCGCCACTTGGCGCGCACGGTCACGGGCTCCCCTACCCCTGTGGCCGGGTTATCCATACCGAGCTTGGCGATCTCACTGGTGTCGGGCGTGGCTGTGCTCTCGGCGTAGGTCGCATCATCCTCGTCGCTGGTAACGCCATGCAGTGTGCCACTCGGTTTCGCCGTCCAACTGCCCGCCGCCACCGTCGCGTTGGGCCGCAACTTCTTGACACGCGACCGACGACGCACCCTGTAGTTGGTGGCTGGCAGGATGACCGGGCCGAAGTCCTCGCTAACATCCCCCATCGGAGTGTCGTTCCAAGTGATGGGCTGATTATTCCCACTCAGGTCTGGTGAGATCAGGCCACCATGCAGCCCCAACCAATGAGCGCAAGACGCCCCACCGATGATGTCGAAGTTGGCTATTTGTATCATTTCCGTGTCGCTCATTACTTTGGGCCACGCGAACAGCCCGTAAAGGCCGCTGGCCGGAAACGGGCCACCCTCGTTTGCTTTCATGCCGACCGAAAGAGTGGAGTCCGGCGTGGACAACGCGCCCACTCCCATAACGCGGTCAGCATAACTGGTCACATAGTTCAGCTTGTTCACACCCTTGCCTAATGGGTTTGGCTCTGCCCACCAGATGTCAGGGTTAAGTACGGTATCACCGTAATCCATGAAGAACCACCACATCAAACGACCACGGTATGCAGTCATCCAGCCGTTGCCCGTCGTCATGGCGGTGTCAGTGGTGGCGCGGTTGCGAATCATCCCAATGGAATCAACGATACTGAACGCGGAATAGTTGTCGGAAAACATTTCCGTGCCCGTAGGGCCACCACCCGTGGGCTGTATGATTCCAACCCCGGTGCCATCCGACAATTCAGGGAAACGCAAAAGGACCGCCACTGTCAATGTGTCAGCGGAAGTCCAAGCACTTGACATGCGTGAGCCAGTGGCCCCCACACCTTCGTAGTCCATGCCGTACAGGCGACGGGGGAGAGCGCGGTATCGGTAAGACAACTGCGCCCCCTTAGTAGGTTACGCCTTGATAGTCGATGTCGGTGTCCCCACCTGTGGCGCTGAGGGTGGCACCGCTCCTGTTAATGCAGATCAATCCCCACTTGGGCGGCACTACGCCACCGAATACCGAAGCAACGGAAACAGGGGCGGCCTCCACACCTGTTGCTGCATTCATCTGGATACTGACAAGGTGAGGGCTGTTACGCCGATTGGCAGCAGTGAAAGCAGCATCAGTGCCAGTTGCACCATCTGAGTATTCAGTGTCATCCAACGCCGCGTAGACATAGAACTCACAGAGGCCCGTGCCGCCGCTCTGCCCGTTCATCCGAATACGGACCAACACGTCGTCGTAGAGATTGCTGGTGTTGTCGATGACGGTACTCTCACGCGCACTGTCGTCGGCAATCGAAGTCAGCGTGATCGTAATAGCGGCCTTCGTCGCATAAACAACACTCATGGGAGCACCTGCGCTTTCCGCGCCACATCTAAAGTGGCGTCCTCGGTCCACAATTCCTGCGCACGGCTGGTATCCACATCAGCGACCAGAGCGGCGAGGCGTGTCCGAGTGTTCCCGGTGTTGCCGATTGCCGCCGTGATGAAGGCTCGCAGTTCGACTGTGTTGGGGATGACCTCATCGGCCAACACGCCGTTCTCAAACCACCGCTGCTCGTTGATTTCCTTCTCGGTCGGTGTCCCCACGGCCGCAGGAAGATCGGTATGTAGGACAGCCCCAATTACGTCCGACCGTTTGACAAACGGCGGCGGCAACTGGATGCTGGCGCGGGGGAGATTCAGTATGTCCACCACGCTTTGGTTCTGGCCCGCAGCAAACGGAGCGGCAAGACCGAGCCCCGAGGGGTCAGTCTCGCACTCCGTCTTGAATGCAGCAGGGTCGATAGCCATAACAGGCCTCCTCCCCTACTGGGTTAGCAGGTGTAGTAAAGAATCTCGTTGTTGCCGCCACCCGCCCAGTTGACCGTGATGTCCCCGCCGTTCGTTGGCGTGTTGGTCAGGTCGTGGTGACTAAACATGTTCGACAGCGTGTCGTTCGTCAGTTCGACGGCGATGACCGCTGCGTCAATCGTGTCTCCCGCACCGAGAGCGGTCCACGTCAACGCAGCCGCCCGCATCTCCACACGGTCGGAGGCATCAACGATGGTGACCGTCTTGGTCCCCAGCGCCTTGCGCCCTGAGTTGCCGAAGCCGCGAGTGTAGTTCGCGACACCAGTCAACTCGGCGTCGATCACGTCGTTGGCGCCAGCCATGTCAACGAACGTGTCGTCCACAGCATAGGTGTACGCCGTAGCTGTGCCGACCAAAATGCACTTGATGTTGGCGTTGGTGAGGTAGTCCACGTCCCCGTTCAGGAACTCGGCAATACCGTTCTGATAGGCTGCCATGATTCTCCCCTTAGTCGAAAGGATTATCCGGCGCCAACGGATCGCGACCGTAGTCTGCCACCGTGGGCGTCGTACCGGGGCGATCTGACAGAACGCGACCGGGAGCGAAATAGAAGTCATCCCCAAGCTCTGGCGAATTAGTGAAGTGGATCGGCAACAGCACCTTCTCCGACTCACCCCAGTCCGCTAAGTCTGGAAACGACCTCACTAGTCGTTCGACTTCGTCCCCGACGATTTCCTCGAACTTGTACTTCGGCGCTTGTACGATGTCCGACATCAGTATCTTGCCGCGCCGATGGGTGTGGCTACCCTTGATGGCGTCCTTCGGCCACTTGTTGAAGAATACGACGTATTGCCCTTTGCCCGTCCTCGGGTCATAGCGGACATCCACGCCTTCTACAATATACAACCCGCCGTCCAACCGCAGGAAGTCGTTAACCTCGATGTTCTTTGCCATGCTTACTCTCTCGATTCATTCGTTCAACGGCTTCGATCCGATGCATGGCTTCATTGTAGCCATACTTGTCAACCAAAGCGATCTCCCCAAGAGTCCGCTGGTATTCGTGCTCAATCTTGTCCCACCGCTCCGGGCTACGAGATGATGGTGGATCGCCGCCGCGTCTCGACTTCACCTAAGCCACCAGAAATTCTGGCCCTTTACGACGCTCGACTTGCGCCGCTTTGCGCCGCCGCGTCTTCCAGCCGGGACGACACCCCGCGCCGGGGGTGGAGCGGGTCGTCGGGAGGTAGCCCGAAAATCGTCCAGTCCGGTGCTCTTCCCCGACTGCTTGGAGCCATTCGAAGAACGCCCGTTCATCCCTTATCGACTCGCCAGCCACACGACACGCGGACTTGGCATCACCAAGGCTTGACGAGTGTCCGGTGGAGCGCCGAACGCGCCGGGGCGTACAGCAAGTTGGTCAGAACCCCAGAACGCCATCCCGGTAACGCTGTCCGTTACTACAGCCATAGCCCGCGCACTGCAAAATTCTTCATGCACCACAGCGCCCACCGAGTCCTGCACCATCCAGTCGGTGCAGTCGGCGTCGGTGTGAGCTTGCTGTCCGGCGTCGAGTCGAGCACCGGGCACCGGATGGAATCCATCAAAGGCCGTCTGACAGTTCGCCTGTTCAACGGTCTTGATTCCCTTCGCCCCATCGTCGTAGGCGTAGACCACACACCATCTCAACGACTCCCATAAATCAGTATTGAGGGTCGTATCAGGCGGCAGTACGGTGATGCTCGCCATCGTCAACGAACCGCCGGGCGGCAGTGGCCCCGAAGCGGTCGTGTCGGGTGGCGGCAGCGGGTCAAAGCCGGGCGGCGTGCCAGCAGGAAGCGGCTCGGTGTAGCTGACGTTGCCGAGCGATCCGATCCCGGGAGTACTAGTACCACGGTCGTCCCACCAGTACGCTGCACCGATTGCCCACGTCTTTGTCTCGCCGGGGTTTGGCCGAGCGCCCAACACCATTGTGTCAACTTGAGGTTCCGTGAACGGTCGTGCCAACTGTGCCACCGCTGCTGTATCAACGCCGGACAGGGCAACGAATCGTATGGAGTCGGTAGTGCCGGGATGCCATGTAATCACCACGGCGACGTTAACCCCCACGGCAGACGCCTCGGGGACAAACGTGGGCTTGCCATCCTCGGCCTCTACTGGCGTACAAGCGACCAGCACCGCGCCTAGAAGAACCAGCGGTGCTATCTTCGTCATCGCTTTGCCGAACACCTTGAAGCCCAGCACCTTCTCACGGAACTTGGGCACTCGCCACATCAAGATCGTGTACAACACCGCGCAGATGCCGAAGCCCCACAGGAATCCGGCTGGGCTGACGTTCGCTTCCATGGTCACCCTCCGATGAGTTTGAACCCTTTAACCAACTTATCGGTCAACCAAACCAGATCCAATCCAGCCGTGATGCCGACCCCGTATTTGATTTTGTCGCACGACCCACTACTAGTCGTCGTCTCCGTGAACCCATCGTAATATTCCGTCTGCACCGTCGTCTCGGGACACCCTCCAAGGTCGTACAACAACCCCGGCCCCAACACCACGGTGAACGGTCGGCCCGCGCTCCGCCTCTTGAGTGCCGCGATCTGCGCGTCCTTCGTGCTATCGACCTGCGCCTGCAGCCGGTCCTTCTCTACATGTCCCTCGATCACGTCGTCCCGTGCCGCGATGGTCGAATCAGCGGCGATCGAATCCAGCGAGTACCGCACCTGTAGGTCGGCGCAAGCAATCGCCAGTGTGTTGCACCGTTCGACCTTAGTGGCGATCTGCTCCGGCGTAGCTGGCTCGCCGTCGATCACGATCACTGGAGGCTGACCGGGGACGCGAATCACTTGCGTTGGGCGCTCACTGAGGGTGGTCAGTAATACCGACACCCTCTTGTTGACCCTCGCCGTCTCTCGTCTCGAGCGCACCAGAGCGGTGTCCGTCTCAACGACGATCACCCTCAGTCCCGCTATGGTGTCGGCCTGCGCCGCCACGGAGTCTTCGAACACGGCGATGACCTTGTCGCGTTCTACAATCTCCGCACCCAGTTTCCAGTAATTCCACCATCCAAGAACAACCATTGCCACGACCGCTGCGACCGCCAGATACACCAGCGGGCGCAGGAATCGGATACGTGGTAGGCGGAGATGGAAACCACCCCGTCGGTCGTCTTCACCCTCACGGCGATCCTCCATCAGATCCTCCGAATGCCTAGTAGCCTGCTTACCGGGTACTCGCTCACCGATACCGCGTTGCCCTGATTGCCGCCCAACACCTTGATCTTGTCGCCCTCGAGCCCGCCGTAGAACCCGACATGTCCCGGCGCCCGCGTAACTTCCGGCCCCGGCTGATCCCCTGTGCCGCGCTTCAGGATCACCACGTCCCAGCCGCTCTCCGCGTCCGCCAGCGCCACCTCGGTGGGTAGCTCCAGCCAACTCCGCGCCATCAGGCTCGACGTGCGCGGCAAGTAGAGCAGCCAGCAGATGTAGTTGACGAACGCCGAGCACCATGGCGTCTCATCGTTCTGTGGCCACTCGTTGTCGAGCGTCAGCATCGCCATGACCGTGGGGTTGTCCACGCTGCCGGCCACCTCGGTCAATCCGAGGAAGCGCATGGCCATCGTCCACGGTGTTACCTCGAGAGGTGGTTTCATTTACCAATCCAACCCTTCGCTGCGTCGATCGCCTCATCCACCAATCCAGCCGCCGCCGCCAGCCCGAGTACGATGAGGGTGGCCATCACCTTCCAAAACTGCGCGGTGAATGGCTTCTCCCGGTAAGCCCGAACAGCGACAATCGCCACGGCCGTGACGACGAGGAGATACCCCATAACGACGAGGTGCCCGGCGTTCTGCGCCTTCTCGATGAAACCCACTTCTTGTAGAAACATCATGTCCCCTCCAAGTGGTTCAGGCGCTCGTCATGCCGAGCAAGAGTTTCGTTGTCCCTGTGCTGCTGTTCTTGAATCGCCGTGAGAGTGCGTTTTAGTTCGTCCTGCGTCTTCATCGAGGCACGAACCTGCGCCCACGCCATCCCTACCATAAAGACCGACATCACAAATTGGATACCTACCGCTACCCGAGCCCACGGGTCTGCGGCCAGCGCCACGCCGACGTCTTGAGGTGGTCCCAGTAGCGCCAAAGAGAGAGCGATCACGCCACCTGTGAGGGTGAGTCCCCCGACGATAAGGAACGGCGCGATGCCTCGACGGCCACTGCATTCCATGCGAGCGCGCTGGCCTCCCAGCCTCGCGCCACTCTTCGCTGGCGGCGTAGAATCCATGTCATTGCTCCCAAGAAGAGGGCGTTCGTTGCCAACGACACGCAGAGCAGCATCGGGTAGGTCATTCGTGTCGCCGCGTCTAAGGTAAGTATTCATGTCAGTTCGTCCAAACACTACGGGATTGGAACGGGCGCGCCAATATTGGAGAAGTTCGTCGGATTCCGCACACCACAGTCGTTGTTATTGGCTGATTCATCGAGCCAGTCGTCATCTCCAGCTTGCCACACATCGTATCCTGCCACTGAGCCGGGAACCTTTAGTTGGGCCAGCCGATCCGCCGCGCTCCAGACAGCCCCCATCTCACAGATGAAGTGATGGATGTTGCCATCGAACCGCGCCGTAGTCGCATCGCTCTCGTTGCCGCCGATAGTGTAGCCGTTGAAACCGTGGCCCCAGAAGCCACCCGAGATCGCCGTCTCCTCAGTGATGGTCGCCGGGTAGGCGTCGAAGCTCCGCGACGGCCACAGTACGGTGATGTTTGGTCGATTGGTGCCCGTCCGTGACCAACTGATCGCGATACCCACCCAAGTGCCCGCATCGTCTTCACCGAGGTCGATGCTCTCGATGTGATTCGTTGTCACGCCTCGATGATAGAGACGGTAGTAGTTGTTCGTCACATCCCATGACAGGTACATGTTGTCAGTCGCACCGTCGAGCCAGATGTAGTTGAACGCCGTACCGTTGTCTTGATCGCGCTTGAACCAGACCGCTACACTGATATCGGTGTCGCCCGTTGGGCTCATATGTGGACCCGTGCCGGAATTAGCCGAAGCCAACGACGAGTCGAACAAACCAGACGGCCCCGCACCTTCTAGTGGAACGGGTACGACCGCTGCCCCGACAACCACCACCGCAGCCCGAATGTCCATATTACTTTGGGTGAGAGTGGCGGTGCTGCTGTACGCCACATAGACACCATGACCACTCGGCAACGTGAACGCCGTCGAATCCACCGACACTTCAAGGCCACCTGTTGACGCCGCCTGCGCGATGTTCGCGCTGCTAAGAGCGATTTCAAGCACCGTGTCCACGGTGGCGTCGGCGGTCGTTGCAGTGACGAGGTTGGCCTCTTTGACCACCGAGATGGTGACTGTCCCCACCGTGAGCGTAGCGTTGCTCGGCACCCGCACCACCAACTTCGTCACACCCAAATCATGTGATGTCAGGTAGGATTCGTTGGTAGTCGGTCTACCAATGACTATCGCGACCGTCTTGGCGGTGTTCTGCGTTGGCTGGCTACCCAACTCCCACCCATCAATCCCATAACTACCAAGTGTGCTGCCACCGCTGCCGCCCGAGCCGCCACCGCCGGGACTGACCGCTGCTACGACGGAATCATCTGGGTCGATGTCTACTGTGCGTCCCAACTGAGGATTGCCAGCAACCGCGACCGCGTTGGACAACGTCCTCGCGTTGGTACTCAACTGGAGTGCCGTGTTGCCGGGATGCAGCCAATCGCGTGACAGACTCACCAAACGTACAGTGTCCGAAATACCATTGGGCACATCGATCACCCGCGCCGTCTGCCCTAGAAGAAACTCAAACATCGACCACGTTCCAGCGTCGATGCCCTCTAAGTCGATTGCCTTCAGACGGTACTCCACGTCGGCGGCAGCGTGAGTGGTCAGATACTTATTGGCCTCGACCACCATCATGTTCGATCCGTTCGCTTCAACGTAAGGCACATGGGCGGCTGTCCGCGTCAACTGCATGGCATCAACGTAGAACGTCGTTGCCGTGGCCCCATCCTGCATGATCCGCATAGAGTAATGCGTGACAGCAAGCGACGTGTCGGTGAACAGATTTTTCTTGGGGTCGATCCCCGACACACCGAGTGTAACCCATTGCTTCGTCTTGGTGCTAAAAGCCTTCGTGTCGTCGCTGGTACTTAACGGGAAGTAGTAGAACTCCGACAACACTCCACCCGGCGTCAGCCCCCCGCCGAGGCCGATGTCCATCCGCACCCGTCCCGTCCCGGCGTTGTCGTTCCAGAACACGAAAAACCCTGAAAGTAGATCATCGAGGGTGGTCCCCGGCTCTATACCAAGCCCTGAGTTAACACCCGAGCCTTGGAATTGTGTCCACCCCGTCTGGTATCCGTCACCATCAGCGGTGCAAACCACCTTGGCGCTACCAGTGCCAAACTTGATAAACGCTTGATCGGTGTTCTCGGTCACTGTGGATGGCGTGGGGCCAAAAGCGTTCCCTCCAGCAGACAGCCCCGAAACCCATCGACTGAGCGAAGAATACACCAGCAAATTCTGAACACCGATAATGTCAGGTAAGTCCAATACTTTACGAATCGGCCCAAAGGTTGTCACGCCAGCGGGGTTGATAATCTCGCGCAACCCTTCACGGTCATCGGTGTTGCTAGGGGTAATAGCGAACGGCCTACCTGCGGTTAGGTCGCCCGTCGAAGCCATCGTGATTCGCTGATTGGTGACGGTGGTCGCCGTGATCGGTCCAACCCACTCCATCGCGTCGTCCACTGGGTCGTAGAATTTCAAGTACATCGACGGCCCGTAGCCGCCCTGTGCCGCACCGACATACTGGTCATCGAACGCAATCGGCCCAGTTTGCCCTGACGTATCGCCAGTAAATTGACCTCGCGCATCTACCGTCGTGCTAGTCACAGCGCCGAGAGTGCCCCATATCGCACGACGAATGCTGCCGTGGAACCCGTTCACTGGCTGACCGCGTGGAATCACGATAGTCGCCTGCTCGCGGAACAGTTCGCGGCGGTCGATCTCCGGCAGGTTGACGCTGGTCCGCAACTCCACCTGTGCCGCAGCCGACCCGATGGTCGTCAGGAGGTCGATGAAGTACCCTGTCGCACCATTCTTCCTAATACTAATTTCACTTTCATTAGCAGCAGCCAGTTTCCGCAGCGCCGACAACGGCGTGTCCCAGCCGTAGACCACATCCAATTCTTGGGTCACATCAATGGTGCCTGCCGTCCACGTCATCGCAGCGTCGTCGTTGATCGCGTTAAGTATCTGCCCCAACTGTTCGTCTGTGTCCACGCCAATCAACTGGAAGTCGTGGAGCCGCGCTGCGCTGTCAGTCTCCTCGAAGACAATCGTCTCGTTAGCCAACTCCAAGAGGACCGGGTCGGCCTCCAGCCGCACGATCACTTGGTCGCCCTTGCGCTGGGTGTTACGCACAGCCAGCCGCCACTCAGTTACCTGCTCCGCGCCATCGTTGTACACCAAACGCAGGACACCTCGCGCCGGCAGTGCCGCCAGAGCGGGGTCAGTGGACGCCACGGTCGCCGTCAGGCGGTCGGTGCCCATCACCTCGATGGTGTCGGTCAGGCTGATGATCTGAGTGAACACGGACTGGAGCGTACCGCTCGCAGCCTCAAAGTCATCCCACGCCTCCAGCCGTACAAACTTTGGCATCTATCTCCACGCCTTGTAGTAGTTCATCGTTGCCGTGCCCGCCGACACGCTGATCTCCGGCGGGTTGGTCGTGATCGGGTACACGCCGTCGCCGTCGTTCGGGTCCATCGCGAAGAAGTCCCCCGCCGTGATCTCCGTCATCGAATCGGCCGGAGCGCCGCCCGAGCCCACGACCGTCCCGGCGCTCATGTCGATAGTGTACACCTCGCTGCCACCCAACGTAGCGAACGTCATACTCTCCAGTAGGGTGGTCGCGTGGTTCCGATATCGCAGGATCGGCGTCGTCGCAGCCCCTGTAATCGTGAACACTCCCAGTGACGGCGCGGTGCCTTGGTCGGCATCGACGTAAGTAGTGCCGATGCCCGTGGCGTTGGTCACCGCCGTGGACAGCGCAAACGGGTACAACAGGTTCATCTCGATGGTCAGGAACGCCAACGTCGAACCCGCACCGATGAAAGCGGGGTTGGGTAGTCGCGTCCTCACGCTGGCGGTATGCACCAAGAAGTGACGCTCTGCGCCGCCACCGGGGTCCATGTCCGGCATGATGACCTGCGTGGCGCCCTGATCGTTGAAGTACGTCAGGGCCGTGCCGGGGCTGTGCATCCGCCAGATTAACTCGTCTCGAGCGTCTCGCAGAAGCGCCGCCGTGGTGCGCTCGATCAGGCCATTGACGACCACGCGCCGTTGAGCCACCACGGGAGTGATACCCGCAACGATGGAGCCCGGCCGGGACGGGATCGTGGCGCTCACCTGTGTTTGTATCGCCGTTGACCAGTGGTCGGGCGGGTCCGTCTCCTTGAACCCGATCGTCGTCAGGTCGGTGCCGTTAACTATCACCGCGTCCTCCGCGTGTTGCCCTGCGTTCGCTCTTCGGTGGCCAGTCGGTGACCGATCCGCACATCCGTCTCTTCGGCCAGCCGCTCCACGAACCCGTCAGCCACGGCGATCCCGATCTCCTCACCAGTCAGATTCGAGCCCTCGACTATCACCGTCATATTCTCAATGTCGATACCGCCGTCCGGTCCCGGCGACGGAGGCAAGCGCGGTGGCTCCATCGGTGGTAGGAACCCGGGTAGCGGTGGCACCTCCAGTAATTCTTTGATCTGTGTCAGACGCAGTAGTTGGCTGACACCCAAGTCGATCAGTATCCCCGCCTGACTCTCGGTGATCCGAGCGATGGCGTTGAACCCCTGCGTCTTCTCAAGATCCTGACCGCCACCGTCAGCCTCAAACTCATCCAACGCCCCTTCCACCTGACGCATGATGGCGATCAGTTGGTCGAGTGATAGGTCGCCCAGATCGTCCAGAGAGATCGAACCGTCACGCAAACCAGCTACAATCTCACGAATCATCGCCTCGGCGGCTTCGCGTCCACTCTCGGTGTCGAAGTCTAGGTCGCCCAATCCTTCAAGGACGCCGAAATCGAAATCGTCTCGACTGCCACCGAAGACGAGGTCGGTTTCTGAGTTGATGACCTCCTGCAACGCTCGCAACTGGTCGATGGGATTATCAACGTCCAGTAAATCGAACTCCAACTGCAGTCGATCCATTTGACCTTGGACCGTTTCAGCGAACTGTGTGAATTCTTCAAAGTCGATAGCCCGAACCACCAGCGCCAATTCTTCCATCGTGGGTAACATCCCATCCCTGAAATGGATGTTTAACCCATTAGCTACTTCTCGCACTTCCGCTGTACTGAGGCCAAGTCGCCGCAGCGTTTGGTCGTATCGTTCGGCGGCCTCTCGTAGCGCCCTGAGGTGGTCGACAGTACCGGGGCCAAGATCCTCAACGCGGCCCGCCGCCGCCGCTTCACGCACGGCGCTAATTCGCGAAGCTGGGACGTTACCCAGTACCCCCAAGCCTCCGATTTCCCGCGACAACTTGTCGAGCGCATCATTGTTTTGACGCAGTAACGCCAGACGGGCGATCTCTTCGGGGCTGGGGCCACCACTCAACAGCCCTTCCAGTCCAGAAAGTGCCTGTGCGAATCCACCCAACACAGGCAAGGCCGCACCCAGTATTTGCGTGAAGCTGCCAGTCAGTCCACCCGTCAGGTTCCCTGCGTCGTCTCGGGCCTTCTCCAGCAGGAGTGCCAGATCACCAGCGTTGGCGAACGCTTGAGCGAATCCCTGCACCATGTCGGACACCGCTTCACTGACTAACTCAAACGCCTCAGCCAATTGCAACGCACCACGCACCATCGACTCTATTTGTCGTGCATTGGCTTGTAGCAACCGGCGCTGTTTTTCAAGATCGCTGGTTGTATCTCCGACCTCCTCGCCGGCGGTCGCGATACCAGTGCCAAGTTTACCTATCAACGTGACGATGTCGTTAACGATAGTTTTCAGTTCATCGTAGTTATCTACCGTCTCGTCTGCCGCCTCCAGATTAGCCTGCGCCTTCACAAGCATGGCCTCTAGCACTGGCAACAACTCTATCGCGAGATCGGCGGAGCCGAACTGCAGCCGCAGTAGAGCCGCCTCTACCTTTTCCCCCATCCCTTCAAACGATTCACCGAGCGCCTCAATGATGTGCTGGATCTCCAGCATTTCGCGCATCCGCTCAAGTAGTTCTAGCGCATCGTCCGGCATGTCCTCGCCGAAGTCGCGCCTGAACGTCTCAGCCAAACCCTCGATGTCCAACTCCATATCGTCAGTCAACGTCTTGGTCGATGCCGCCAAGTCACGTTGAAGTTGGAACAATTTGTCGGCGTCCTCTCGCTGGTTCTTGAACAGTTCCGCGTCTTCGGCAGCGGCGATCATCGGCTCGAGGAACTTCTGCATTTCCGGCGGCAGTTTCTTAAACGCCTCTTCCAGTTCAGTGCGTATACTGGCAAACGCGATATCGCGCAGGCCCTCAAAGTCACCGATGTTTCGAGCAATCTGTGTATTGATGTCTTTGGTGATACGCGCCAAGTTGGCGGCGTCCTCTTCCGCCCATCTTATTTTCAGTGAAATTCTACGGTCTTCGAACAGTTTTTCGATTTCCTCCATAAACCCTTCGCCGACACCGTCCTCTCCAGCGTCAAACTTCGCTTGGGCCTCGGCGATAGCCGCGTTCATCTCATTCGTGAGACTCTCTTCTGCGATGTCGCGCAGGCCTTGAAAGTCTCCAAGATTCTCGGCGATGTTCCTACGAAGCTTGATGCCTGCCGTGGTGGTGAACTCCTCCCACGCCTTCACGGTTCTCTGTATGTCCGAATCGGTCGGTAGCCCCAACAAGATCCGGCCGAAGTCGATGCGCGCCTGATCACCCAGTGGCTTGATCTTGACCTCCACCTCCACCTCAGGCCGCTCGTCACCGATAGCCAGCGCCAACTCTTTGAGTATTTCCGCGACTCGCGGGATCTGGTCTTCCGTCAATTCACCCGTCTGCGCCAGTTTGGCCAACGCGGCCTCCAGCGCAAGCAATTGCTCGGTGGGAATCTCGTTCAGAATGTTCTGCCCGGGGGCGCGCTGGAATCGTTCTCCGATTCCGAAAGGCAGAAGTTTCAGCCCCGGCGATCGCGCGATAGTACCAGACAGCGCGCCCCCGGGATCGAACAAACCTTGGCCCTTGATGGCCGAATTCTCTAAGTTCTTCAGCACGTCGTTGAGATCGAAGACGTCCTTGGACCCCTGCCGCGCTATCTCGCTGATGGAACGCAGGAACTCAAGCCGCGTCTGTGCGAAGTTGGTCGATCGCCCAATCGCCTCGTTGACGGCGCCTGTCCGCTTGCCCTCGCTCAACAAATCGAAGTTCTTGGTCATGAACTGCAATTCATTGTTGATGTTGTCAAACCGCAGCCGGCTGACCTCGCCGTTCAAAAGCGACATCAGGTTGACCATCACCTGCAGGCTCTTGTTGACGGTCGGCAGTATCGATTCACCCAGAGAGATCATGACGACGCCAAACTGATTCTTCAGCTGCTTAGTCAGATTCTTGGTCGTGCCTTCCATCTTGGCGAACGCAGTGCCCGCCGCCCCAGTGGATCTCTCCATCTCACCCATCAGCCGAATCACACGCTTGCCGTCCTGACCCGTCAACTGGAGTGCGGCGTTCAGGGCATTGACGTCTTGGAACATCAACACGGCCGCGTCTTCGTTATCCTTGAGCGCCTCGGCGAGATCGACCATGAACTTCGTCAGGCCGTCGGCCTCGAGCTTGGTCCGATTGAACGTCTTGGCGATCTCAGGAAACTGCGTCTTGAGTGCGGACGTCGGACGAATGACATTAGCCAACGTCTGGCGAATGGAGCGCATCGCCAGTTCCATGTCCACACCGCCAAGTGTCAACGCCGTGGCGTTCGCCAACACGTCTTTGAACGAAATACCCATCGTCGCCGCGAGCCCGGCCACACGACCAACGCTGGTGGCGATTTCATCGAACGTCGTCTTACCGAATCGCACGGCCGTAAACATCTGATCGGCGACCTCGGTCGCCGTGATGTTGTCGCGCGCCCACGCATTAACCACCGTGGTCAGGCCGTCCACCGACACCTCGACGGAGGTCAGGCCGGCGACCGCCGCCTCAGTAGCCACCCGGAGGAAGTCGATGGACTGCGCTGCCGGGATCGAAGCCGAGATGATCTGATACAGACCACGACTCATGTCTTGGAGTTCATCAACCGGCATGGCTGCGAACAACTCCAGCATCTCTTTCTTCAGCTGACCGACGTCCACCTCAGCGGTATTAACGAGGGTGCTGATCTCGCCAAAGGCGTTCTCCAACTCCGACGCCATCTTGACCGCCTTGGCTCCAACCAAAGCGAATGCCGCGCCTAGTGCAGCGGCAGCAGCGATCGGATGGGCACGGATGACGGCTGCGAGGTTTTTGGCGGAACCACCCGCCTTCAGCATCGCCTCGTCAAATTTCTTCGACCGAGCCTCCAGATCAACGAACAGCGTTCCTACTTTACGGATTGGTGGCATCTATTTCACCTTCTCCGCTTTGGCCTGCTGTTTAGCTGTTTCACGATTCGATGCCGACAACTGCGCCTTGGCAACCACCATCGGCAAATCCCAATCGTTCATCAACCGAGGTAGTTCGACCTCTAGGCTGGTCGAGGCCAGATCGAGGAAGATCGACCACGACGGGCGAGTACGCTTGCCGTCGTGACCGACGTCATGCGTCAAGTGCTTGATGGCCTCCAATCGCGTGACGTGAACGATCGCGTAGGCCTGCGCCACACGGTACATGTCCATCACGTCGAGTGCGGCGATATCGTCGGGGATCTCTGAACGGTCATCATCGGGGTCGTAGGGAAGCCCCCGGCCCTTGGTGGTCATGATCCACGCCAGCAACTCATACTGGTAGCGGATCTCATCGAGGGCGCGGTTCATCAACGCGACGTCCTCGGATTTACCGCTCTCGGTCCAGCCGCCCAGCTTCGACGTCAGCCACGCCAACGTGTAATCGATCTTGGAGATCTCGATCAGCGACCGGAACGACTTGGGGTAGATGTGAAGATACGCCGGACGTCCTTCTGGGCCCGGCAAGATTCGTTCGACGGGGTGCGACTCACTGCGAAGCACCTTGAGAATGGTGGCGTCGGCGTCAGCTGACAGACTCGAAGATGCGGAGCCCAGCCGCTCGCCTTTGGAGTGATGCCGATGGAGTGTACCGAAATAGCGAAGCCAGCCGCGAGGGCCAGAGTCCTTGTTCTCTGGCCCACCCGGCTTCGCCGACTCAAGCTCGGTCGGAGTTGCCCAACCGTGCTTGAGGACCACAGTCTCCAAGGTGCCACAATCCCGCTGTAGCTCCTCGACGGAGATAGTACCTGACTGGTCGGTCACCGACCATTTACCAGTTCAACAGCTGTATGGCGCTCGCTGGCTTCAGCAGAATCGGAATTTCCGTGATCGCGCCTTGGTTGTTCAGGATCGACGCGACGTTGGCCATGTCAACGCTGTTGCCCCAACCACTCACCCTGAAGTTGGTGCTGTCGAGCAGCAACCCCTTCATGTACACGCCATCGATGGCGGTCAGGCCGATGTTGTCTCCGGTGATCGGGAGACGGTTCGCCGTGATCTCGCTCTGGGCGATACCCAGCGCGTAAGCGAAGTTGACCTCGTTGACCTCGATGATCCCGGCGCCGAGACTGACCTGCGCCTGCCCGGGCCGTGTACCGATGGCGATTCGTGACGTGGCCGACCGGATCTCCTCGACCGATCCACCGATCGCCACGGTGACACCATCAGTGCCAATTCCGGCGAACGCTGTCTCGACCATCCCGGCCACCGCCGTGGTGGCGATCTGACTGCGGTAGAACTGCGACCGCATGGTCAGGGTGTCGGTGGCGACCGACTCCACTTGGTGGAACTCCACCGTGCCCGAGCCGGCGGCGCCGAAGCGCACCCACTCGTCAGCGGCGAACCCAGCGCCCTCACCAACACCGAGCGTTACGGTGTTAGTGCCGGCGGCTCCACCCGACGCCACGGCGCCAGTGCCGGCGCCGATGGTCATGATACCAAACTCAGTGACAGCATCGAACACCTTGCCCTTGGTCGGGGTGAGGGTGCTGTCGGCGTCAGCGTTAGTGAGGTACGCCGGGATGAGGTTGTCGATGGTCCCACCGTTGCCAGTCGCCCTGATCGGCAACTGGGTGTGAACCCCACGGCTGAAGGCCGCGCTGATCCCGGTGTAGTCGAAGTCCACACCCCAAAGCTCAGAGGCGAGGACGGCGCCGTCCATCGTGGTGCCCACAACGACGAGACTCATATTCGACTCGTTGCCGAATTCAGTGCCGTCGGTGGTAAAAGCGTAGGGCGCGGCGCTGGTGCCGGAGCCCTTGACGTCGGCCGGTGAGGCGCCGACGGCCCACGCGAAGTTGTGGACGCTGACGCCGGGGAACGCGAACTCCATGGTGGCGCTCACGAACCCGTTGAGAGTGGCGTAGACCAGTCGCTGGGTGGCGACGAAGATGTCCTGCGACTCTCCGGCCCAACTGAGGGTCAGCCCACCGTCGCTGACGGCACCGAGGTCGGAGGCGTACTGCTCGACCACGGGCTCTGCGGTGGGATGATCACGGCTCAACGGCTCCAGCAACGTGATCGTGTTGCCCGCCGGTGTACCGTTAATCTCCGCCAGTTCCAGCGTCTCGCCGGACCCGACGCGGATTACATCATTGTCGGCGAAGTTGGTGATGGCGGCGACGTCGATGGAGGTGTCACCCTTCACCGGAAACGCGGACTGCAGCACTGAGTTTCCCGGCGAGGTCAACTGATCTCGAATCAGATGCACCGTCGAGATTTGCTTGATTACTCTGTCTTTCGCGCTCATGGCGGCTCCCTATGGCTTAGTGGCCCAGATTTCTACGTCGATGTCGCCACGGGTTAGCTCCCGAGTCCCATCGCGTTCGATTACCACCGCCGTTCGCGTCCGACGCATTGGCGCGGCGTCCAATCCCTGCGCTGCCAGTAGCGGTTCCGTCAAGCCCAACTCGACCCGCTCCAATAAGTTGTTCACAACACTACCAGTGTTAGGCCCTTTCGCATAGGCCGTGATTTGATACTGGAAGAGTCGATTGTCCCCCGAACCTCCCTCTTCTGTCCCAACAACAAAATGGTACAACAGTATCGGCAATTCTTCGTCGGCCACATGCTTCCATGGCCTGACATTCCCAGTCGTCCGATTGGTGATCGCCTGTATGCCAGCGTCGGCGTTCAGGATCGCCACCACGGCCTCGTTCGTGTCTTGAACGATGTCGGTCATCTGTCATTCCCTCGTATCAGACCGAGGGCCTGCCGGGTGGCCAATAATTCCGTCACAGCCGAAGCGGCCGCTCGCAACATGGCGCTCTCGGACTCCTGCATCACAGGCCGCAGGAACGGACGCGGTGCGATGTGACTGTTGCCGTACTCCAGCACGACGCCGTACACAGCTGACTCCGCGTCAGTGGTGATCCCAACCCGCCACGAATTCCCTTCCTTCCAGACCTCGATGTCCTCGAGAAGCTGCCCATACTGCCGGGCGGGAGGATCACCGGGTGCGCTGGAACGATTGGGAAGACTCGGCCACTTCTGCCCCTGTCCCGGCTGAATGAGCGAAGCACGAACCCTCTCAGCCATCTTCTCGGCCATCGCCTCGGTTGCGGTGTCACCGTCCACCGCGTTTCGAGCGGCGAGCCAAATAGCACTGCCGCTGAAGCCACCGAGAAGGTTGATCTTAAACGGAGGCATTTAGAACGTCTCCTCGGTGAACTCCAACCCCATCTCAAGCACTTGGCCGAAATCGTTCGGCACGATCTCGCGCACTCGCCAGTTCTTGCCGGCCATGAACCCAACCGTGACGATCAGGCCCATGTCGGTAGTCGGCTCGAAGCCACTTACGTTGCTCATGGTCCCCAGTACCATGATCTTGGTATCGTGCCCGAAGACCCGTTCCGCCTTGGTCTTCGTCAGCACCTCCAGTAAGACCGTGTGGTCGGACCCACCTAGCGGGGTGATCCAACTGTACTGCGGACTCCCATCCGGTGTGTCCGCGATGCTCTCACGGATACGGAAGAACCCACTGCTACCCAATTCACCGAGCAGTGACTTGAGGGCGGGGCCCAGTCCGGTACGGAGGGAGTCGCGGATCGTCATTAGGTCCGACTGAGCCTCACAGAACTGCCGCTGGACGTGCGGAAGTGCGACAAGAGACGGACCACAGCTGACGGGAGACTCTTACCCCCGGCGCGGTCCTCTCGCTTCGGCGTCACCTCGATGGACCCAACCTTGATCTCCTCGAAGCCCTCGAGTCCGCTGGGGCCGAAGAGATCCACATCGCCCGCCTTGATCATCTCCAGAGCCAGTTCCATGGTGGCCCGCTGGATTGGCTCTGGGATGACGGTGTTGGCGATGGCGTTGCCGTCCTCGTCTTCCATGCCGGCGCGAGGGAACTTCAGCCGCTGCGGAGTGATGGAGTCGGCCACTACGCCGATGAACATCTCCTCGTCAATGCGAGTGGTCGCAGCGACGATGGCTTGTTCGTGGTCAGCGATGGTCGCACTGCCCCACTCGCTGGCGCCACGCTTGCCATCCATGTACGCCGTCGCAATCGCTTCCGTCACGTATGCGTTGGCGTTCGCGCCTCCGACTGTTTCATCAAGTGTGAGTGCCATTACCAGTTCACTCCTTCGATCTGGCCGTTCATCCCTTGCTTGACTGGCATCGGGAAGTACGGCGCGAGTAACTCAATGTCCCCGTTGTCCATTCTCAGCGGCAGCGCATCGACGTCGAATCTCAGGGGCGGTGTGATCACCGCTGTTTCCCACTGCTGTCTCTTTACGTGCGCCTGAGAACAGTCGATCCCTGCCACCGCCATGTTGTAAAGCAACCGTCCTTCGTTGAACGCATTGAGGTGCCCACCCAGCACACGCTCGCGTTCGTTGTTCGGCACGACGATGACCAACAGCCCCTCCGGTTTGGCTAAACTCACCGCCGCCTGCAAAAAGCGTTGGACGTCGGTCGCGTGCTCGAGTACATGCGAGCACCACACCACGTCGAACGACTCCCCCACCGGCACTTGCTCGGGGAAGCGACACACATAGTCGGCTGGCGGGTACAGGTTCAGCGTTTTCCATACTTTCCCCGCCCGCTGGAAGTAGCTGCCGACGTCGTTCTGATGCACTTCCCCGCCACTCCCAACGTCCAGCACCGTCTCGAACTGGTGATACTTCATCAACCAGTCGAATGCAAAGCCCCCGCGAACCGG